ATGAAAACCAAAACCACTCACGCTCTTTTGCTTGGTGCCGCTATTCTGTTCGCAGCTACAGGTAATGCTCTGGCAGACACACGTTGTTCCAGGGACGCTTACAACAATGTCACTTGTATGGATTCTTATGGCAACACCGTACGCGGATCTACTGACGCGTACGGTAATTCAACCTATAGAGACAATCGAGGCAACACCGTATATGGCTCCCGTGATGCATATGGCAACTCGACATATCGAGACAACCGCGGAAATACGACTTATGGCACTTCGGACGCTTATGGTAATTCCACCTATCGTGACAACCGTGGCAATACTACATATGGTTCGACTGACGCCTATGGCAACTCGACATATCGAGACAATTATGGCAATACGACCAGGTCATCAACGGATGCTTACGGCAATTCGACCTACCAGAATAACAACCTCTACAATCAGCCAAGCAATCTTTATAAGCAGAATAAAATTTGCACAAAAGACTACTACGGTAACGTAACTTGCAGATAGCTTCTAAGAAATTCCTGATCAATAATTTAGGAATGCATAGGGCAATTGTTTTAGCACTGTTAAGCGTAGGACTTATTTTTAAGCCAGAGCAAAGACCGATCATCTTGATTGCCAATATGCATCCTGTTACAAGATAGAGTTACTTCCTTTTCAAGATTCAATTAAGGGTTTCATAATATGTCTCAAAGCAAAGTATCAATTTCGACTGTAAATAAAGAATTGCTCGCCCTGCTCACATCTGAAGGTTTTCGCCCGAGTTTTACCGATGACGGAGTTATCGAGGTGAAGGTCGAGGGTGGGATATTCTTTATTTCGACCGAAGAAACGGATGTCGGTTTCTTTGGGATTACTTACCCCAATTTCTGGGCGGAAGACAATAATACGAATGCTTCAAGGATGATAGACGCATGCAACAAAGCAAATTCTCAATCCAAGTTTGCGAAATGTGTATCTCTAGACAATTCAGCTCATTGCATGATACAAGCGTTGCATCCAAACGCCGAAAGCTTCGTTAATAATTTCCCACGATATGTGTCTGCCATTAAATTTGGGGTCAATTCATTTGTTGAGAGCATGAATTCAACAACAACAAGGCACTAGTCGCCATGACACGCCAACCCAAAAAAATATCTGCAGACAAAACGCCCGCGCCTTTTATTGGCTTAACAAGTGGTGCAATCATTGGCTTAATTGCGATTTGGCTGGATGCAGGTCCATTGCGAAACACTTTGACCATTTTGGCTGCCCCGATTGCTGTGGCAATTACGACGTTCTCGAGTACTTTTACTTCTTTAGTAAGCGACATGTACCAAAATTATGATCGTAGAAAAACCGAGGAAAGCGTAGAGAGAAAAACGTCAGAAATCTTGGCGGATAAGAATATGACAGACGAGCACAAGCAGCTCGCAATGAACAAGCGTAACTCAGCAAAAGTTCAGTCACTATTAAGAGACTGTGATAAGTTAAATCTATCAACAGCCATACTGTCAAATAAGTCGACAACCGAAAATATTCAGAATAAAAAATCTTGAAGTATTGATGAATCTAGAAGTTTAGAAGGTGTTCCTCGCTGGTCAACGTTTGCGGCATCGACAGCAAGTCAAAAATAACGTACAGAATGGTCCAATCCTGTCAGGCAAATAAAAAAAGAAGCATTTAATTATTCACAATTGAGACCTTATGGATGACTGAGGAATGCCAGTTGCCAACGCAAGGCCATTACGGGTCATTTTGCGTTGATTTAGTAAAAAATCTATATTTGAACGAACATGCATAACCAAACTCAATAAGACTGTATGTGCATTCAGTATAATTGAGAATAATTTTCCCAACCAAGTTTTCTAAATTTGACCAATTAAAAAGCCCCAAAAAGGGGCTTAGACTACTTTTTACCGCCGAGCATCTTATCCCATAGGTAGGCCAGTGCAATCAATCCAGCGATGCATATTGGAATGCCAATGAACATTTCGATGCTCGAAAACATCACTCCAAGCACTGCTAGGCCTACCAATATCCAATAAAGATTGAGATTCAATTTAACGCCTCCCTCACACTCGCCCGAGTGGATTTTGGTGCAGTTTTCAACAAACGTGCATTTGCTGTTTTTCGCATTTCAATGACTCTGCGGCGGATCGCAGTGACGTCGATTTTAATCTTACTATCTGGGTTTTTCTCGTTCCAGCCCAACATTTCTTTGCGGGCATCCGCAACGCCATCTTGATCGCCTTCTGCCAAAGCATGCGCCCACTTGTCCGCGATGTTTGCCTGCACGTTCTTGATCATGGCAATGTCTTGGACTTCATCCTGTCGTGCGCGAGAACCTTCAGCAATGTGTTGAGGCTGCAGCCCTACTGCCTTGGCAGCGGCGTCCATCAAACCGACTTTTTCGACATTACGCCCCTTTGTATCCTTGTAGTAACCACTGGTTGCCATACTGACGCTCTGGGCGACATTCTTCACGGCCCCAGGAGCTGCTTGCATAAGCGCACCTTGAGGACCGAAGATGTCACCATCTTGTACCTTACCTACAGATTTCATGAAAGCCTGTAGGATGCCGCCAAATGCCCCAGCAGCTTCCAGTACATCGCGGCTCTTGTCAGTTTCCGACTGTTTGAAAATGGCCGAGCCAGGAATCAGATTGCCCATACCCAGGCGGCCATGCAAATCCACGCCGGTTTGCGTGGACAGGCCATTTGTAACTATGACGCCCAGTGTTTCGCCCAGATAGATCTTCATGGCCAGGCGCAGGGCTTTTTTGCTGTTGGTGTTGTAGCCCAGGCTTTCCCCAACGGTATCAATCAGATCCTCGATGTCGTCAGCGAACGGCAAGCCCTGCAGGCCAGCGGCCAACACCAGCAGCCCAAGTGCCAGCATTTTTTGTTTAGCTGGCAGCCGGGTCAGGAATTCAACATAGCTGATCGAGAACTGCTTGAATGTGAACAAGGTGGCGCCAACAGCTCCACGCGCCCAGTTAGGGCGGTTTGCCTTGCTGTACAAGCCTTGCGTTTCTATGATCGCATTCTTCGCAAAATCATAGATAGTCTCAAAACCCGTTGCCTTTAAGGCTTCAGCACTCATATCCTGGCCAGTCTGGTAGGCAGCCAGGAACGTTAAGCGGCGGTTATAGGCTTCAGACGCAGAAAAGAACGATCCCCACAGCTTTGTGATGGCTCGCGCCCGGACACTGGTTCCAAGCGTAGAACCCGACGCATCTGCCATCAGGTTGTGTATCTCATGCGGATCAGTAATACCATCAGCCTTTGCACGCGCCAGTGCATCAGCCAACTCTTGATCGCTGACTTTCCCAGTAACCGCCATTTTTGCCGATGAAGCCATGATGCTGGCCGTTTTCTTGCCAGCGTACTGCGACAGAAATGGGGTCGTCTGCAGTACCGGCTGGGTCAAGTTCACAGCAGCTGATGCTATCGATCCACCAATGAAGTGCAGAAACATGTACCCGCGCAGTTTTTGCGCTTCTTCTTGTGGGTTAGACAGGTACTCGACCAGTTTCTGAGCCTCGCGCTGTACGTCGCCTTTCTTCGCCAGCATCTCACTTGATAAAGCCTCTGTAACCAGGTGCGCATTGGCGTTTACCGAGGTTTGACGGGCATTCGACGTGATGAAGGATGCCAGCACCCGGTCAAGATCCTTTGAGAACCCGGCAATACCCTGGCGCTCCAGCATACGCTTCATGCTGGATCTGCTTGCCTTGGCCAGGGCAATGTATTCTTGAAATGCTTCGTTTTTATCGGTGCCAGTGAATTTAGAAAATAGCTCAATTGTCTCTGGCGAGACGCCCTTAAACATGGCAAATGCATCTTTATTGAGCCTGCCCTTTTCGACCTCCATGCCGGCAAAGTCATTTTGGGCTTTGATGTAATCCATGTTCGCTTTTAAATGGGTTTCGTGCATGCCAAAGTACACAACATCCCCAGAACTCGGATCTGTAACCAGCACGGTATGTTCACCAAAGCGCATGGCTGGCATATAGCCTTTTGACTTCAATTCTTCGGAGAAAGCGACCAGGTCATCAATGCGCTGGTAAAGTTCATCACTTCTAGTGATCGTGGTACCGGGCACGCCCTTGTTCATGGTGCCATTATCAAAGTAGTCTTTGACAGCCTGAACGGTATCGGCCACAGTCGCATTCTTCAGGTTGGAAATATCCATACCATTTGCCTGGCCCATCGACGCGATCGTGGATTGCGCGAGCCGGTCAAGTGATGTCTCTACAGCTAGCCGCGCCTCACGGTACATTTCAATTTGTCTATCTGTCAGATCAAAATTGGAACGTAGCTCGGCATCAGTAAAGACTTTTTGCTGCACGCCCTTCTTGCCCTCAATGTTCGCAAAAAGCGCTTCAGATACAGCTTTGAGGTTGGCTTGGTGGTCCTTGTCGCTGGAAAACACAGCCTTGGCGTTATCGCGAATCGAGTCCAGACGTCGCAAAATACTTGGAGCCAGGCGCTCTGCCTCTATGGCAAAGTGCGCAGTATCGTCAATTTGCTGTTGGCTGGCGTCAAAGACCTTCTTGAAATCGGCATCTTTCTTGGCTTTGTTGAACTGGGTACCGATGGTACGGTCCCAAATGTTGAATTTGCTGTTCTTGTCAAAAAGGGAGCGAACTGTACTGGCAGCTTCAGACAAAGTATTTGCTGATCTGAGAAGGTCATGTGCTTCTGCAAAAGTGCCTTTCCCAGAGCGAGAAAACAGAACTGCAGCCTTGTGGCCATCTGCCCCCCCCTGATGCCCCCGTCATTCTTTGCCAGGACAGGCCTACATATGGCTGCCCAGTCCAGGCCAATGTCCGGGCATGGATGTCACCGAGCAAAGGAATGATGTCAGAAGGTTTGGAGCCAGTTAGTCGGGTCCAGAACGGACCGTCTGATCCTGCAAAATATTGAATTTCCTTGTTTTTGCCTGTGGCAGGCTCAGCCCAGCCGCGCTTAACAAATTCCTTATAGGTAGTGCTATCGGACGGCGGCGCATAAATTGAAAAATCACCATCAGACTGTACCTCAATGGTAAGTGCTGGATGGTCATCAAGACCGGCTTCAATTTGCTCTCTACCAAAAATATCAATGACAAGTTGCTCATTGCCATAAAAATTTTCGGTCAATCGTCCTTTGGTTGAGTATCCACTGAAGGGGCCCAGAGCTTGCGCAACCTCTCTTTCCACTGCTGGGTTTCCGCTTCCTGCTCCTCCAAGGTCTTTCGTGGCCGCGTCGGAATAACGTTTTGCCTTGCGGACGGTGGGCGAGTTGGGAATGTGCCGGGTGGTTCCCTCTGGGAAAGCGGATAAGAATACGGACGAGGCTCTTTCAATTTCTTCTTTCGAGACAATTGGTGCTTCAATTGTAATCTCTTCCGGGTTACTTGCAAGCAGTTCCTCCAACGTTGGCGGTGTTGTGCGCGAGAGAGCGCGGGCCTCAACATCACCAAACACATGGGATTTTGCACCCAGTTCAATATGTTCTCGCGCAAGTGCCAGCATCTGCAATGCCTCGGCAATAGTAGCGTTTTCCAGCCAGTTTGCAACTTTATCAAGGCCAATGGCGCGCAAGACTGATTGAAGCTTGGCAAGCAACTTCTCCAAACCATTGATTTCACGGCCAGTGCCCGCCATGTCGGCAAGTACTTCCTCGATCGATATGGTCAAGAATGCGTCGTCACTACGGTTACCCTTGATATCCGCGTTTTCCTTGCGCCATTTGGCTGCAGCCTCGGCAATTTTGCGGTTTTTCATCCCGATGGAACGCAGTGCCAGTGCCAGGTCCTCACCAAATGCCCCACGCAGGCCAGCATGCCCCAGCACTTCGTGAAATAGTACAAATTGCGCTTCTTGTGTGTTTTGCAGGTTATCGGCAACCAGCCAGGCCTGGCCGTTATGGAAAGCACCACGGGCATCGTCGGGGGCTTCAAACGGTAGGTCTTCTACAGATTGAACCGAATTAATCTTTGGAGCATTACCCCAATTTTTAGCGATATTGGCAACGTCAGTGTCAAGTTCCGATTTCTCTATGCCTTCGCTGAATCGTCCAAAGAACCCGCCTCGACGATAAAGCGCAATTCCTTTATCAGTGGGCTTTGTTTTAAGCGTGGCAAAGAGCCGGTCAAAAGCTGCATTGATCGTCGTCTGCTCCGCTTTGGTTGGATACAGAAATGGCCTGCCCTTGGCCATGGCTCCATCTGGAGAGGTATTTCTTGCAGTATGCGCCTCTTCACCCACGATATTTGCCAGGTAGTCATTCGCATGGCCGTGCTCGGCGGCCTTGTCGATGATATAACTCTCAAAAGAACGCGCTGCCATCTCAAAAGGCTCGGACCAGTAATCCTTGCTGCGGGTCTTATCCATTTCTATGGATCGAGATTTGAGGCCTGATCCGTCTATCGCCTTCATAACGCCACTAAACGCGGCCAAGACTTCGGGGCGCACTGATTCATCAGCCACAACTGTACGGTTAGGACCATACACCATTTTTACCTTGGGCTTTTCGGTGACCATCGCACCCGGCTCACCTCGCGCCCGCGCAAAATAGTTGTCCAGGGCATGAAACCATTCATGCGCCAGGCTGCCGGCACCATTGCTTTTGGTCAGATTGATCACAATCTGTGCAGGCTCATAGTGCGCGGCTGCCGGGGTCACTCCCCCTTTGCCACGGGCACCAAATGCCAGGCCCAGCTCACCATTCAGTGAAACGGCACGATCGGGTATATTGATAATTTCCGCCAAGTCTTGCAGGGCATCATAAGCATTATTCAGGTCAGTAACACGCCGTTTTTGTTCGACATAGTTCCCAAATTGCACTCCACGAAATCCAAAAGTTGCCGCAAATTTATCGGGGGAAACATCCTCGCCCTTGCGTCGATCAATACCAATTCGCGGGCTGTTAACTGAACGGCGCTCAGGCTGTGCTCGCTTCTTTTCTTCCAGTTGCTTGATCAGGTCTTCGTGATTTTCTGCCAAATACTTCCTGGCAGACGACACATCCGTGAACCCGGCTTTTAGGTCCACAAACTTATTGGCCGCCACTCTCTTGCCTATCACAATGGAGCCATCTGTGAGGCGATATAGGTCCAGTTGTACTAATTGAGATTTACTCTCGGTCGCTTCTAGCTTCGTCCGCAATGCATCAAGTGCGTCAGTATATGAATCAAAATACCCTCTCGTGCGAGCGCTTTCAGTCACTTCATATTTTTCGATTTCCGGGGAATATGTCTTCCCTTGAAAAATGCTGTACGAGCGGCCAGCAATGCTGAAGTCAGATGCTCTCTTGAAAATTGGATATCCCAAATCAACATACATCTGAATTCGATTCGCAAATTTCAGGAACGCACCAGTTTTCTGGGTTTTCAATTGCTGTATGACAGTCCCAACATCATGTTTTCCCGAAACAAGATCCTGCGCAAATGCACGCAACTCGATGACGGTTTCTGCCCATCTGCGAACTTTATGAGGCATACGTGGCTTAGCCGGAATCTCATCCCGCATTGCCTTGATTGCAGCCAGGATACGCACATCTGCACCCTGGCTGATCATCGCCTCGTATTCTGGTTCAGGAAAATACTTGCTCAAGGTGATGTCTTTTACATCCTCAGGTAGTTCCTGATTCAACTTATCCTTAAAGCCTGCCCAAAGCGCCTTTCGTGCGCCACGAATTGTTTCGCCGAAGTCCTCTATTCGGGATTCCGATTTCCCATCATCGTCGGGTTCATCCGTGCTGGTCTTTTCCTCCTGGCTGGCCTTGGCCTCAGTTGATCCCTCAGCAGCCTGGGCGCTTGGAAACTGTTTGACAGCTTCCAGCAAATCCTTGATAGGTGCATCGAGTCGGATAACATTGACATCTTCGCCCAGCTCTTTCTGGGCCAGCCATTGATGGTGCCCATCCAAGACATGCCCATCCGATGACACCAGAATGGAGCGGCTCCCGCCTTCATAGTTCTTGGCAGCCTCTACTTTCGCCGGGGAATACTCCATTGGTGTCGGTTTCAGGCTGTCGGCCTTCACAGTTTCCTGCTTGCTCTCTATATCCCTGCCCTTAAAGAAATTCACCATGGCGCCACGATGCTCTGCCTTGATCTGCGGCATTTCTGCACGTGGAATATTCAGGGTGCCGGAGTCCTCGCCGAATGCATGCCATTCTTTGCTTTTTGTTTCTGCCTGAACTGGCGTAGAGGTTTTTGCTTCCTCTGGCACTACTGGGGTCGGCTCAACTGTTCTTGCATCAGGTCTGACTACATAACCACCGGGAACAGATACCACGGTACCGCCCTGTTTTTTTTGCTCATCTTTTGCGGCAATTTTGGTTTTGAACGGAAAACCTTTAGGGTGCTGAATATCGCCAGGCAGAACACCAGGTGCAGCGCTGGGAGCTGGCGTTTCGTTCTTTGCCAGCATCTTGGTGGCATGCTTCAATTCGGCAGAATTGAGATTGAATCGCTTGCCAGTTGGGCTAACCAGTGCCTTGCCAGCCAGCTTATAGCCGTCTTTGATGGCCTGATTGACCTTGGTGAAATTGTTCTTACCAACAGGTGTCACTGGTGCGGATTTCTCAGGCACCAGGGTTTCCACTTCCATTTCGTTGGGGGTGCCTAAGGGTGTAGCGGCATTGATTGCAGAGTCAATTGCTGCGTGATCGGCATCTGTAACCGTAGTATCTCTATACCCTTCCCTCTGCAATGCCTCTGCAAATGCGGCTTTTTTCCCTTCCATGGGGATAGAGGCATCGTTGACAACACTGTCAATAATCGCTTGCCGGGCTTCAGCGGCACGCTGCACATCACTTGCTTGCGTGCGCTCGTCCACTTGGCGCAACTGCTCTTCAAAGCTTGGCTCTTGAGCTTCCGGCACCGAGACCTGGCTTTTTGCGCGCTCCTCGGCAAGTAGTTGCTCCATTTGAGCATGTTCGCCAAACCCTGTCGGGGCTGACATGCTTTGGCGCGCAGCCAGCAATTCGGATGGATCTTCCTGCTGTTGACGCAATTGCAGAGCAAAGCCGTCATCCATGGGCACCACGTCATAGATATCACCAAGCTGCTTGTTTTTCAGTTCAGCAGCAAATCTTGTCATGAATGGCAGGCCGTTGCCATTTACCAGGTGTTCTTCTGCGGGCGCTGCCTCAGTCTGATTTGTATCAACCTCAGGATTCGTATTTGCTGCTGTGGTGGGCGCTTGCCTTGCCAACAAGTCTGCAATGCTCTGTGGCGCATCATCTGCAGGCTCTACATGAAACGCATCCCTGGGTTGTGTCAATTCCCTTATCAATGAAGGGTTTTCACCCCTGGCAGCCTGAATCACCGCATCCATGCCCGTGTATGGTTGGTTACGCAAACCTGCATTTGCCGCCCGTGTCAGCGCGCCAGACTCTGGCAGCAATGGCGCATCAGTTGCGGCATCAGCAGTACCAGGCTGGCCATTTTCGGCTTGACGTGGTGTGCTGTGGCGCTGAAACCCGCCCATGATGCCGCCCATCGCCGCACCAGTGACCAGACCAGACCCGCCTGCAGCAGCAACGCCCTTCATACGATCCGGTTCACCCATCGCAATGTTCGTGAAATACTGTTCTTGTGCAGATTGCGGCATTTCTTCAAGCACGCCTTCGGAAAACGCTGCTTTACCGATACGACTGGGAATTGAACCTGTCATACCAGCGGCTCTGGAACCAGTTGCCAGTTGAGTTGCGGCATCGCCCATCAGTTTGCCAGCACCAAAGGCCAGCAGTCCTGTTCCGGCACCAGCAGCCAAGGAAGGCAACGCGTAATCGCTATAGCTACGCCCTGCAGCCTGGGCATTGTCAGCAATGTGCCCACCACCTTGCGCGCCTTCCGATGCAGCACCTGTTGCGATCAAGCGACCACTGGCCGCCTCGACTGCAGACTGAGCAGCAGTTGAGCCAGCCTGTGTGCTCAGTGCAGCCTTCGCAGCTTCCGCGCCAGTCCTGCCTGCGTTGATAGCAGCAGCGTGGGCAGCGGCCCCCTCCGCAGTTCCCATGGCCGCACGCAATGCAATTTTGCTGGCAAGAGCACTGGTAATACCCATACTAGTTGCCATTGCGGGAAGGGATTGTGTAATGCTGCCCGACAGTGCGCGCGGATTCTTGATCAGTTCTACTGCTGAATCAACGAAACCATCAACCGCTGCAACCTTGGCTTCTGCGGCTTTTTGGTCATCACTCAGATACTCGCCGAGCATTTGGTTTGTACGCACTGGATCAAAGCCTGTTGCCCGCATGGCCTTGCCGAATTCGCCGCCAGTAGCCAGGCTGCCCAAACCAACGACGCCAGCACCTACGTCAACAATACCCTGGCCAAGCTTTATCCCCATGTCCCCAAGCGTGCGACCAACCCCTGCGCCTGCCTCTTTTGGTTTTTCGGCTTCAGGTTGAACGTATGAGAATTGCAAGTCACTTATCTTTGACATAGTCTATTACTTCCTTAATAGTCCGTTTTCAATGGCAAATCTTTTATCAAGTTCACTTAACCTTGAGTTCGACTCAATGCGCGCCCGAATATCGTCAATGCGGCTTTGCTTGCCCTCTTTCCAGAAGTTGTCTTCACTCTCTTTGAGTTTTGTCCCTAAGGTTGAAGCAATGGACTTAGCGCCCTGAATCAGCTTGTCTGTGCCAGTTTCGCCGCTATATTCCGATGCGCGGGGGACCACAAATGCTTTAGTCGGCTGCGCGGCTGCAGGTTTTGTCGGATTGGATTGCACAGTTGCTACAGGTGGCGGCTCAAAGCCCATTGCCTTTAACTGCTCTGGAGTCATGTTTTTCTTAATGGCATCCTGGTACAGACCAGCATATTCAGAGCTGCCCTTGGCTCTACCCAATTCTGTTTTAACTACTCCCTCCAGTACTGAGTTGTTCTTGAACGTCGTAAAACTCCCTACAATCTTTTGTACGAGCGCCGGGGCGTCTTCAACCTTCAGAGTGCCAGCCTTCACGGCTTCAGTCGCAAGTGATTCTGCAAGCTTCATATGGTCTTCGACCTTTTCACCCAAGCCAGCAGCTTTCAATAGCAACTTTTTCCGTTCCTCTGGGGCGAATGGCGTACCAAGGGCTTTTTCAATAAAATCCACTTGCCCTTCAGGGCTTTGACGTTTGTAGGATTCTGCTTCTCTTTGATCTTTTTTCTGAGCGAGAGCCAATTGACCATAGGAAATGCCCTCGTGTGCTTTATGTGAGCGCACTTGCTCTTTGAAAGTATTAGTTTTGTATTCCCGCTCAAACGCATTTGCTTCCGCCTGCAAATCCAACGCCATTGCTTCTTTGGCTGATAGCACTGTCTTTTCCAATTCATCAGTACTCATCTTCATTGGCACGATCGTCCCATCCTCTTTAAGGATGTTGAAAGTTGCGACATTCGTACGCTTGATCGTGCCATCTGGAGATTTAATTTCTGTTGGTGCAATCTGAAGACCAGGAGCGATCTTGTATTTTCCAGACTTATTAAAGGCAGTCTCCATACCGAGCGCATCACCAGCACGTAAGGCTTTCGCGGCATCGGCGGTCCCTTCTTCGATGATCTGGCGACCCCAATTGTGTTTGGCGACCTTCATCTGGAAGTCTTGGACTAATGCCTGCTTGGCATTCGCCTCAATACGCATTGCCCCCTCATGATCGCCATTGGCGCGCATGGCCTGGGCAATACGGGCATTCCGTGCATCTGGTGAGTTAAAAGATTCAGCAGCAGTCTTGGCCGTCGCGCTATCGGCATACTCTTTGCCTTGAAACATGGGCTTGCCCAAAGGTGCCATAGTCACGCCCTGCTGCGTGGCTATTGGCTGGGCTTGGCTACCTGTTGGGGTGGCTGATTCGCGCGGAACGATTCCTTCAGACACGGCCATGGGAACGACATTCGAGCCGGTGGCTGTAGAACGAGCTGCGGCGGGTTGTGAAATACCTTGTGTTGCGGCAAATCCACCCGGAGCCTGGCGCAACATACGGTTGCCCTCTCTGACATCCGCAGCGGCCAGGTCTTTATCTTGATAGGTTGCAGGCTTTGCTGCCAAACCAGAAACAACCTGTGCATCCTCAACGACTTCGCCGCCATCTTTGGCAGCGTCCGCAATGTCCTTGCGTTTTTTTTCGTTCAGATCCCATTCAGATTTCGCCCTGTCGGCCTCATCCAAACGGATCTGATCAAACTTTTCCTGTCTGGCTTTGTCTTCTTGACGCCTACCCTCACTCAAATAACCAGAACCCAGTCCAGCCAAAAAAGCCAATGCACCTTTGCTCATTTGCAATCCTTGCGCCGCGTGGCCCAGCGGGTGCTGGAACTTTGCTCTACACAGCGGCTAATCTGCAAATGGTGCGGGTTTTAGTGTCTGTTTTCTACTAGGGTCAAAACGCAAGGCTACTTCGATTTGCGATAACCTATCCCCTGGCTGGCGGCTATTGAGTCCACTTTTTTGCTCAATGCCTGGATGGCAGCCATTGCCGTGCCGTTCATACTGACCAAATCAATCTGCTTACCGCCAGGAGCTGCTTTTTCGCCCATATTCTTTTGGACATCCTGCGCCATAGGCCCAATATGACGCATGCCATGGTCTGCGGCAAAGCTGCTCCCCTTGTACTGCCATTCAGACACTGGCGTTTTTTCTATTGCTTCCAGAGCCTGGTCAGGGTCAACTTGTTCAACATTTTCCTTCTGATTTTTGTCAGAAACGCCAAATAGCTTGCCAGCAGCAAATGCCTGTCCAGCAAAATTGCCAACTGCACCCATGACTCCCGAATTGTCGCCGGCCTTTTGCTGTATGCCAGCAATATTGGTATAGGTATTGGCAGCACCAGCGAGACCTTGCTGGGCACCAGCATAGCCAGAGTTCATCATTTGCGCACCCTGGTTCGCAACAGACAACCCTACCTGGCCATTCGCTACTGCAGAGTTACCCTGGTTCAGCGCTACTCCAGCAGAGGTTGCCTGGTTGCTGGCAAGATTGCGGCCCAAGTTGGCTGCATCCATCTTGCGGGCATAACCGAGTGTTTGAACTTTATCCCGAGCCCCAGTGATACCTTGGACTGTCGCCAGCGCTTTTTGCGCATCCAGTTGTTGCTGGCCTGCGGCAAACGCGCCTGACGCCGGATTGACTCCCATGCGCTGCATATTGCGCGAAGTCGCATCCCGCGCAGCGCCAAAAGCCTGATTGACGTCCGATACCGCCTTAGCAGCTTCAGCGTCACGCCTCTCCTTGGTATCGTAGTTCTCGGCTTCCTTGACAATGCCGGTTTCTAACGGGCGGAACACCTTGGACTGATAATCCGAGTAGTCCTTGGTCAACTTGGACTGCAGATCCATCGCTTCAAGCTGCTTGTCTGAGACATAATTCGCTCGATCAGTAGCCGCTTTACGGTCTGGAGCTGTCTCGGCATAGATCTGCTTCATCCAGTCAAGCTGCTCTTTACTCAGATTCGCTTGCTGCAATGCGGCCGCATTGGCTCCGCTCATGTCTGGGGCGTCAGAGGAACACATATTAAATTACCTTTGCAAATTTAATGGCAACCGGCTTATAGCCAAGATACCGCGCCATCGAATCGGCGCTGTTGATGGTCTTTGAGTCGAAATAGATTTCACGCACACCAATGGCTATGCACCAGCGTTCAACGTACTGCCACAAGCGGACGGCCAAGAACCCGCCTCGATGTTCTGGCACCAGGTAAAAAGTGTCCTCGGTGCAGATCAGTGTCTGGGTGTGAATGCTTTGTGAGAGATATACCCGCATGTTGCCGACAAGCTCCCCAGTGAGCGCCACTCTGGCAGTGAACTGTAATAGACCGCCTTGGTGCTCGCGATCAAGAACGGCGTCATAGTCTGGGTTCAGTGGAATGCTTGCGCGGTGCAGCTCGGTTTCGAGGTAGTGACGTTCATGCAGCAAATGCAGCTCTGGCAAGATGTCGCGGACCAGTTCAGCCTGGATGAGGTATTTGCCGTACCTTTGGGGCGGGAACTGCTTTGTGTCTGGAGTTTTATCGTGGCTGTCGCAAAGTTCGCGTGCGATTGCGACCGCGACCTCTGGGGTAAGTGGCTTACCTATGTGCTGCGCAAGAGCAATGGCTATCTGTTTTCTCATGCAGATAGACTACGTCGCAAAATGTGAAGCGGCAAGCAGGGTACCGTTTCACACTTAATATGAGATGCCTAGCGGTTCATTTTGATTAAAGCGCTTTCGTATCGTTCCTGCAGTAGCCTTACCTCTTCAGCGAGTCGCGTATCGTGAGCATTTTTGTCAACGTAGGCTTGCAATTCTATTAATTTATTATGAGCGAGTTTAGGCTGTGCTGGTTTTGATTTCAAATATGACCATACCCTCTGTACTGAGCATCTCGGCCATGCTATACCCAATTGCTCGGCCCTTGATACTGAAATTTCACATGCTCGTATATCACCAAGTCTTGCCTCAATGATCCCCTGGGTCAACCAAACTTCTCCTTTATCCTGCAAAAATTCTACAGCCTTTCTTGCTTTATGCAATGCAGCCTCATAATCACGTAAGTCATGAAAGAGGAAGTAGGCATACCTATCCCATAGCCATCCATTTGTACTATCAGACATTGAAGCAGACTCAAACAACTCTTTACATTTTTTAAAATCTCCTTTGTAGCGAGCAGTGTGAGCTGCTTTAGCCTCTGGCGTTCGAAATGCCGCTGCCAAACGATCTCCTGTGAAAACTTTCGCTGTTCTCATAAAACTGGCGTACTCACTTCGCGCTTTGGCCACTTCGACGTCAGAAGGGCTACTTCTTCCATCAGGAAGTGTGACCGTTTTATCACCAGCATAATCGAGAAAATTTTTGGAAAACGTAACTTGCATGTTGCCACCTGAATTGATTAAAGTAGCAATTCCCCCTGTTTCCTTCAATGCAACTTCGGCTTCCTGAACTGTTAGTTCAACTATATTGCAACATATCTTCAATGATCGCTCGTCGTGTACATCCTTTACGCTAGCCATTAAGAGCAGTAGCCGTTTCACACGTACATTGAGTCTTGCCCATGCGTCAGCAAACAGAAACCTCCCAAGATCCCTGTTCAAAAGATTACCAATTTTGTTCGCTGCTTGATCGAGTTTTTTGATGGCTGGATCCAAGAAAGCATTCACGAATGCTTCGAGTACAATTGGTCTCTTTTCAAGTTTCTTTAGAGCACTTTTTATGTCAGCTTCGGAGGCATTTAGTAAAACTCTGATTTGAAGTTTACTGGCCCTGTCTCGCAAGAAGTCTAATGCCTCATCATCGCTGAAGACGTCAATTCCAATTGGGCGGGCTTCAATTTCTTCATAACGTCTGGAAGTCAAAATTATCCGAGCGATTCGACTGGATATTACTCTTAATTCCTTAGCAAGCATTCTCCGCTCGCTGTCGTCTTCGATAAGCGTCTCAGCATTATCAATTACAACTAATATATCCTGCTTATTAACTCTTAAATCTTCCCTTATTTTCTGCTGAAGGAGTTGGACTGCCGCATTGAGCTCGTAAGTATAATATGCGTCTGGTGGTTCTTCATTGAAGAGCAAGCTGTAGATACATCTCAGCATCTCCAATAAATGTGGTTGACCATGACCTACTGTTTGTAGCCCATCTAATCCCCATTGCGTACGTTTAGCCGTGTAAAACATTATTATTGTGGGATGTGATTCGGTAACCAGCTCCTCTTCTAAAACACGGTTAAGAAACTCTAGAGCCAGTGTAGTTTTCCCGAGTCCACCATCTCCGTGAATAAGGCAGGCTCTCGATTCGCTGTCATTAATCCAATCAACCAATTCGGAGATTTGCTGTTCACGCCCCGTAAAAGAGTCTGTAGTTCTATCAGGCAAAAAGTAAAAAGGCTCCCAGCTATTTGGATAAATAGATAATGATGGAACGGTGCCAGCAGGGATGAACTTAAATGGATTTTTCGTATCGAAGGTGAATTCCCTCTTTTCCTCCCCCCCCGTATCAATTTGACCAATTACACGAACAACGTCTCCCGGAAGAATTTTTACTCTTCGAATCAGTCCAGGAGTACCGCCGACTACGTAAACAACATTGACCATCACCCTGTAGGCGCCACTGCCGATATAGGCCTTACCATTATCCAGCTTGGGGATAACATTCGCTAATCCTTCAACGATTAATTTCAGCGCATCGAGCTCAGCTTCGTTATCGTACCCACCGATCAGTCCATGGCCCTCGGCACCATCGTTTCGCAAACATACGATCGCTCTCAAAAGTCCGCGAAAATCCTTTGAAAAACCATTGCATAGTTTTCGTGCTGGCCGATCATCTAAAGTTTTACTAAGCACACGCGCAACACCAGACCATCCATTTTTTTCGGCCAAAATCAACAACGCTTCGACAGCATCAACAAGTGAGCCATCAACAGGAGCCTTAAGCCCCTCAACGATACTCCGCTCTGGGTACTTCTCAGGTCCTGGCTTCTGAAATACAATCCACTCCAACAATCCATATGCAACCTGTTGCATTAAGAGCCTGAAACACGCAACAAATTTCACTCTTCGTTCAATTTTAGAAGTACAGTCGCTTATTTCTTGAATCTGCTTGTCAAGGTACGTTTGCATGTCGAAATCATAGGTTGTTAGAATTAGCATCAACATTAACATAATTGCTACATTTTAACAATTTAATTAAGGAAAATTCACATAGCGATTACACGGCGGCAATCAGAGAATCTACTCGGTTTCGGCTTCAACCACAAAGATAGATACAAGCGACCAACTTAACTTCATTGGTATCAGAGAATGTTGCTGCTTCCCGGACCCTGGCAACTGTGCAGTTTCGAATTAAGTCATCAGCCTGGCGCATGCCTTTGCCGCGTATTGAGCTAGTCACAATCAAATCACCAGCCTCAATATTCCCGTTTTCACCACAAACATTAAGTTGCCCTTCTCCAACAGAATTGACCGTCAAGAGATCGTAGTTCAGAAGGTACTCAGAAAAGCTTGCTTTCGCCTGAGGAGCCAGCGGATTGCCATCTGTGTCAACAGTAACGGCATTGCGATCAATGAATGCGGCAGGCACAATGCTAAACCGGTTCGCCCTGGTATTGAGCACACCCAGTGCTGTCTTTTGCATTGGTCGATCAGAGAGACGCACATCAAATATGGTATCGGAAACGCCGTTGCGTTCAGCCAACTGATAATCAACGACGATATCGCCCACGACCATATCCAGGTCCACATCCTTGGGAATAACAGCATCATGCGCACCAGTGAATGGGCCAAAAGTCCCACCCTCGTTGTAGAAGCAGCGGCCATCACTCAGGCCAATAATGGCAGATGAAGTGACAATGCCATTTCCCCCACCATAGGCGCGGAAAGCATGTCCACCATAGACGTTTCGCGCCCAGAGAGCAGAGAAACCGGATCCTTGAGACATGAATGTCCCGGCGTACCCACTTTGGGAAAACGCAGTGAGACCGTCGCCACCGCTCTGACTGAAAAGATAAAGCCCTGACCCAGTTCCCTGGTTGAATATCGAAGCTGCAGGCCCAACCCCAGCAACCCGGCTGACATTCCAACCGGACTGATTAAATGGTGCAGGTGCGCTGGCGTCCGGACCGATAGAAACGCGAGAGCTGCTGGAAGGGACAACTATGGTTCCTGCCGTCAACTTAGCAGCAGACAAAGTGCCATCTACAAGAAGATTGCCATCAATCACAACACCAACAGGCTCCCAGGAAACACCTGTCCAGTATTTAGTCGTGGCCGTTGTGGATGTACTCAGAGTGACCGTATCACCAATGACTTTGTCGGGCTTGCCAGTGGCGTTCTGCACGACTGCAGAAGCAGTCGCGTCGTTCCATAGGCCACTGCCATAAAGCGTAACGGTTCCCCTGGTGCCTGCTTCAAGATAAACCTGCCAGCCTGTGCCATTGTGAATATAGGTTATACCGTTGCTCGTGTTGCGATAGACGTTGTTCTTTGTTCCGTTTGGTGCAGACGCGAAGGCACCGATGAACGTGATGGCTGGAGTAGATGCATTGTAAGCCAACTGCTCAAACGTCAGCCCACCACCCGTATTGATGCGAACGCTGCCATTCATATAGATACCATTGACATCAGCGCCAAAGGGACTTACCTTGCCATTCGCTGCAAAGAAAGCCAGTTGATCTGCATTGATCAAGAACTGTGATATGGCAGGCTGGCCCACAGGTGCATCAACCGCCAGCACAAAACCGGCGAACTTGCCATTGGCGTCTATCTTGACTGTGTACGTGCCGGACAGGCCGTTGATGCGATCCGCAGTAGCAACAAGTTTCTGCTCTACTGTGACGCCAGTACCACCAAAATTGTCTAACCTGGCTCTAACTTGCGTGATTTGTCCAGCCTGCGCTTTATCCTTTGTTGCAGAAGCAAATGCCAAAGTCCGTACGCCCGACTGCGCGCTATCGACACTTGCAGTTATTTCCTGAAGGCGCATAGCAAACGAACGGCTCTGATTCTGGATGATCGTATCCATCTCGCGTATCGCGGCCCCAAACTCCTTCGCCACATCGGCCAGGTCACGTGAGAGCGCTGCGCGTACTTCATCTGGAAATTCGGCAAGGCTTTCTGGGCTATTGATGCGCTGAAAAAGTTCCTTGAATGCTCGCGAGTTTCGGATTTGGGTTTCGAGCGTTGAGCGCATGCCCTGGCCACCATTGATGATGGTTGTGCCTTGTACCGCTCCGTCCGCCTGATTAAATATCCAGTTACCACCACGGTCAAAAGCAATCAGGCCGACATTCCAGAGGTCACGCCAGGTCACCACTTTTTCGTACTTGGAACCCCGTCGCCCTTCCCTGGTTTCCAGTATTTCCTTGATCTTGTTGACAGCACTAACCAAAGATCCTTCTGATACTGTGGGTATAGATGGAAGATTCGGAGCTTCGCCAGATGGAGCGTTTTTTTCGCTGTCGATAGGTGTCGCCATTACTGTACTGCCTTCAATTCTTCTGTGGTCGAAGTCAAAACAACGCTATTCACCCATACATCCGTGGTGATGACGATTTGAAATTCGCGGTAGCGGCCAGGTGGCAAGCGCACCGGCTTCTTATCCGTCATCACCCTGGTGCACCACAAGACATCCTCGGCATAGATATCGACTTTCACCGTACCTGGCTGGGCATTGACGTGCAGCCATGCCAGTGGCGCATGCTTGCTGAATCTGAATATCTTGGACTTCCAGACTGAAGTCATCCGGGGGCCAGTGGTCGGAATAAAATCATTGATACTTGATCCAGACAGCACAAACAGCGTATCTGTTGACTTGTCCGAGTACGCAGCGTCAGCCATGCCGCCATGTTCCACCAGCGTCTTGTTTGCCAGGTCAAACACCAGGCAGCCACGTTGACCAGAAAGGTTGGTGTAAAACGCATGGTAGCGGCCATCATATTCAGCCGCGAACATGCTGGACGGATTGTATTTATTCCAATCTGCCTTCGATATCATGTCACCAGTGAATACCTGAGCGTCCCCACCTTCCACGGCAACCAGGCCGTCAGGTGATGCATAGATGACCGAGCCACCGATTGCCACCATCGAGCGCTTGGATACGCAGGACTGGTTGCGCGGCAGTTTCTCAGCAGACAGACTGCCAGAATCGACGCCAGTTACCAGGTAAGGCACACCCGTTGTGGTGACCACCGCCGTTTGCCCGGCAACAGCAATGCCAACAATGGGATACTCCAGCGGGATATCGTATTTAGCTGGCCAGGCGTAAGGTGCGTACGGCTCGCAGGCATGCAAGGTGGCATCGGTAAAGCCCAGCATAATGCCGTTTGGCATGCCCACAAGCCCCTTTAAGTCTTCAAGTGGCTCATCCCAGCCGAATGTTGGGCAAGGCTCATTGAGCTGCGTTCCTGGCACTTTGTCGTCAATGTTGACCTTCTCTGCTGGGTATTCCCCCAGCAACAGAAATGCCGAAGTGTTCGATCCTGATGCACTTCTGTACACACGGCGCTTGGTGATATTGCGCCCGCCTGGCGCACCTGGCAGAACAAGCTTGCTGGTATCGTTCTGATCAAGTTCAATGATGTTGGACACAGGGGACGGAGCAGACTCTTCGCCCCAGTCAGTGACCTCGGTAAAAACGTAAGCCCGCGCAGTGACAATAGGAATTTCGCCTTCTGGCATGGCACCACCCATATCGCCTTCGAACAGGGCTGCAATTTTCTTTTCAGTGCCATCGAGCAGGGTTTTAGACATGGCTTCGATAGACTTGACCAGGCTTTCCAGTTCACTCTGCAGGGCTATCATGGTTTGAGTAACGTTGTTTCCGCCCACACCAGTAATGCTACTCAATGCTGAAGATCCCAAATCAGCCACGCCGGATATGGGCATGCGTAATTTGGCGACTTCGGTAACGAGCTGCTCACAGATCTCGCTGGATGCGGCAGCAATTTCGCTGGCGTCCCTGCGCGCATCTGGTGATGGTGCCAGCAACTCAGCGGCGAGCCAGGTTTTCATGGCCGGCACGTTGACGGTCTTGCTGCCGTCTGACTGCTTGACTATAAAGCCGGTGATCGTTGTCGTGGCCTGGCCAACTGATAGCCCTCGATTGACTTGCCAGCTATCCGCACGGCGCACCACATCCAGCGCGGCAGAGGCAATAGCCGCATCAAGCGCTGCGACTGTTTCGGATTTTGTGTAATAACTATCTACCGTCCCCTTCGTGGCACTGGTCACGGTCGTAGGGTTCACCACCAAATCAACAAACGACCGCTTTGCCGCCTTGATTTTGGCAACAATTGGGACAATTTCTTTGTCTCGCGATGTGAAATAAGTCTCCACAGCGTCAACAAAATCAGTTACTTGCTCATGAGTGAAAAGCTTTGTCCCCTCTTTTGCCGTCGTGTCTGGGGATGGAATTGCAGTTAGGGAAGTAGTCAGTTTCGATTTATCCAGAATCCACACCCCCGCGCGCACAAACAAACCAACATACAGGCCGACCGCGTCAGAGCGGTACTTGAGATCAGCCGACATCAAATTCACATCGCTTGGGGTATTTGGAATAAATCCACCATTTTCTATGCGTCCGCCCCGGATCACGTCGAATTCCCACGGACGTTCTGGAACGGCATGCAAGTCAGCCAAATCAGCATCAGCCAGGCCTTTGTATTGCCAGCTAATGGCATCGCGCACGGCATTGGTGATGGTCGTTGGTGCTTTTTTCTTGGCCGCCAGAGCATCATCCGTTGTGAATGACACTTCCTTGACGATAGTGACGACTGGTGCGGCCGCTGGTTTAGGCACGCCGAGCTGGCGCACCGTCATACTTGCGTCAGTGACTTTGGGCGCACCATCACCTGTGTAATAAGTGCGTTCTGTGCTGTCGTTGGGGATTTGCCCGCGCACAAAGTTCACGTCACCACTACGCGTCATGAACGTGGACGAGTTGGCGAACTTGTACAGTGTCTGCCCTGGGCCCGCACTTCCAACAGTCGCAGGCTGATAGAACTGCCGCAAGCTGCTGAAACGTGTATCCACATTTTTCGCATGCACCGCAATGTTGTCCATCAGGTCGTGAGGCTCGGCGCTTGGTGCCATGCCTCCGAAGCCACGTATCTGAATAACAGCCATATTTACCGGTTACTTTCTGCGCCCTTGATCTTTTCCAGGGTGCGCATACCACCAAGGCCCAACATACCCAGTAAAACAGAAGACATTTCTGTAAAGTCCAGCACTGGCATAACGATAGGATGGCCAGCTGCAGCCAGCACAAATGCACCTATGGGAGCCAGGACAAACTTGTACGCAAAGGCAGCACCGCACACCCAGCCAATGAACGGTCTCCAGCCAGCAACAAACGTGCTGGAGCTGGCAGCTTCGACCTTGTTGATTTCCATCTGCCCTGCAATCTGCGCAAGTTCGCCAGACTGCTGTAGCTTGATCAGTTCCAGTTTCGCACTGGCTGCCTGAGCCGGGTCTGGCCACAAACGGTCAATGACCTTGCCGCCGATATCCAGTACCGCGCTGAGAGGATCGAGTGCCATGATGCTTCCTTTCGCTATTGAATCTTTTTACCTGCCTGCAAATCAGCCAGGGTTAAACCACCGGTGTACTGGCAATGTGCCAGTTCTTTAAAACTCTTCCAGCGTCCTGCCCACTCCAACCCGACACTTTCGGCAATCACACCGCAACGTTCAAACGTGCGGGTGTCATCCCATTGCGCCTTGCCATTGACGATAGGCACAAAGTCAAAAGCGCACCCATAGTTGTGCCAGGACTGGCCAGCCTTTGCTTTTGTCACGATCTTGCCTGGTGCTGTTCGTCCCTGAGCATACAAAGCGGCTTGTGCTTCGTTGTCACGCAGGGTGGAAGTGATCAGCACGTCGATTCCTGACTTCTTGCACGCACCGACAAATGCAGATGCCTTGGCTGCCACGACCGGCAGCAAGTCCGCTAAGTCACGACTGTTTTTCATTATTTCCTCTCAATTAAACGATCCAGCTTGTTGTTGATTTCCTTCAGATCTTCCCGAACGGTCTTCTTATTTTCGACAATTTCATTGTCCTGGCGAGTATCGATGACTCGTTGTGCCGCCCTCGCTTCTTCCAGTACCAGGACCCGTTTATCCATGGCCTGCCACATAGCCACGCCTGACACGATTAAACTGATCAGCGTCAGCAGATGCCCGATATTGTCGAGGATTAGTTTTCTTGTATCGCTCATAGTCCTTGCCCGTAGTTGATTAGCGTTAAGCCGGCTGAAGCTGCGGGAACATGGACTTGAGAATTACGCTAAGCGCATTTGGTGAAAATCTGTACGGCTCCAATAATCCAAGCGCCTCGCCAAGAATCTCAGAACAGAAAGACTTACCGTCGTCATCCCCCACAGCAGATATGACGAAATGTACATTACCGAGAAGGTCATATCTATCACCCTGCTTTTTCTCGAAAACGGCCAGCGCATGAGGTTCAAAATGTGCGGGCAGATAAATGAAATCCCAGTGTGTGGGATCGTATTCAATCCACTTAAAGCGTACGCCGCCATCCATGTATGAGGCAGAAGCAGACACTCCAGAACTGAAAACAAGCTCACAATGACTGTATGGCCCGCGTGTCCACCAGCGCACACAACGGTTATAGATACCCGGGACACCTGGCCGCACTCCCTTGTAAAACGCTGCCCTGAATGCCATGCTTACTCTCCAAATGTTTCGGGCCAGCCTGCCGAGAAGTCATAGCCTGCTGGGTCTGCCGACGCCTCAACCTGTGCGATATGGAAGGCTGCTCGCGAAAATGCGAGAACATCCAGTGTTTTCGTGGCGGTGAAAACAGCGGTGGCAAGCTCTATGGTGGTTGGCACGATGCTACCGTCCATAGTCGTCCATGGAATCGGCTGCATCGCGACGCCAAGCAGCATCCGGTCCATAATCAGTGCCATCCACTGCGTACGCGAGTAGGTGTCGGTGTGTATCCATTTCCCGTTGACCTTGACACCGTTGAATTTACGGCGGTCTCTTTCAGCCTTGATCAAATTTGTTTTTAACTCAATGATGGAGTTTCTGACTTCTGCTATTTCAGATTCTGACTTAGCTAAAATTTTCCATTTCTGAAGCCACAATCCGCCTACGTTGATGGCCCCATCGCGCACAACTGTTTTATCAAAACTCACTGTTGGCTTTGCCACTTCAACAGTTGTCGTCACTCTAAACAGACTTGTTTCTTCGGGCGTAAGCTTAGATACTTCGCAATAGTGCGATGCATCCCATTCAATGGGTATATTGGTTTCCAAAATGCGGCCAAAACTTCCATCCGCGTTGATCTGAATGTATTCCATTAATACACCTTAAGGAGAAGTGTAGATTCGTCCACCATAGTCACAGGCGACCAGCTTGGCACCGTCACTTGAAGAACAAACAGAGAACCAGTTCCGATTAGAATCTGATGCGATTGGCGTTAGCCCAGAATCTACAGACGTATATAGTTTCCCGTCACGCACGCAGGCAGCTATATTATTTCCATCACTTGACGATGCTACGCAAAACCACCTTCTAATTGAATCTCTTGGATTCCATGTTGCTCCTGAGTCGTTAGATATGTAAAGATACTCACCGTCACCACACGCGGCCAATTTGGTGCCATCGCTCGAAGAAGCGACGGAGCCCCAGTTCCGTATGGAGTCCCGTGCAGCCCAGGTGGCTCCGGAATCTGTGGAAGTGTAAATTTGCCCTCCATGCACGCAGGCGACTAACTTCACCCCATCGCTCGATGATGCAACTGAACTCCAGTCCCTATTCGAATCTTTAGGATTCCACGTGACACCTGAATTTGTAGACACGTAGAGTTGCCCTCCTCTCTCACATGCGACTAATTTAGCCCCGTCGCTTGACGACGCAATTGAAGTCCAATTGCGCGCAGAATCGCGTGCATTCCATGTTGAACCTGAGTCCGTAGAAGTATAAATTTGCCCGCCATACGCACAAGCAACTAATTTAGTGCCGTCGTTTGACGATGCCACGCCATACCAGTTTGCAAATGGTGTGGATGAATTAATTGTCCATGTGACACCAGAATCTGCAGAGAGGTATATTCTTCCTACATTTAATGCAGCGATCAGTTTTACCCCATCACCAGACGATGCAACACGATGCCAGTCCCTACTGGTGTCGCGAGGAGTCCATGTTTTTGGCAATAATGCCGAGGCAACCGACAAGAAAAACTGTTGTAGCGCGCCCATTATGTCAACCCCACGCCCGATATAATCCATTCAGTTGAAGTTATCTTCAGGGCAGTCGCCAGACCATTTGCTGCGAGAGTCCGGCTGCCAGTCGTTCCTGCTCCTGCAATACGCATTACGTCCGAGGTAATCGCTATTGTTACAACTCCCGCTGAAGCCTGATTGACGAAAGTAAGAGCCGTACCAATAGGAAACGCCACAGAGCTGTTGGCTGGAATAGTAAATGTCCGTGCGGTGTTGTCAGATGTGGGGTGCAAAATGTGCTTGTTTGCGTCGTTCAAAACCAGCGTATATGCTGCGCTCTGGCTATTTTGAGGGATATTTGCATATCCAACAGCAACGTCACCGCTACCAAGCAAACTATTGCTATTCACCGTCTTTATACTTGTGCCGGACACTAAGGTGCTTTGCTTGCCTGCTAAGCTCGTGACAGCATCTGAGATTTGCTTTTGCAAGTAACCGATGGCCTGCAACACCGTATCGGCAGCAGTAACGGCCTGGTTCGTGGCGATATTCAAACCAGTCAAAACTACTGACAATACTCTTGCCGCCGAAAAATATTTATTGGTTGCACCTTCTGAAATCGAATCAGTCGACATTGCACCCGCAGTCAAACGCAAGGCAATATTGTCACCGCTCGCATAGGAGGCTGCTGCACTGCCCTCCTGGGCACGGACGATCGTCAACACATCGCCAGACCTAGCCGTGCACTTGACAATTTCGATGGTCGATTCGGTTATGCCGCTGAGTTTATACAGGGTGGCTATAAAGTAGTCGCCTCCCGTAGGGTTGGGGAAGCGGCTGCCTTCTCCATTAGCGACAGTCAGGCTAGTGGCCACATTGGTGATGGCGACTGCTAGGGTCGACTGAGCATTGTTGCTGAATAATTGCATATCAAGATTCCCTTACTTTGATGATCAGCTCGTCTTGCATAGTCCGGCCTTCGCTGGTAATCGCGGTGAGCTCCGCCTTGTAGCTATTCCCATCCAGCCCGCCAACGAAGACGATCCGTATCCGCTGGTCGCCAGGAGCAGCCACGATAATGCCGGTGGCACTCGCCTCTACGATCCAGTTCCCGGCAGAGCGAACCAGAATTGAAGAGCCACGCGCCGGTATGTTTGTCGCTCCTACAGATATCGCTGCAGATTGATTGGTATTCCCGACATACAGCGTGTATCCGTCCGCTGCATCCGCTGGCAGCGTGACTGAAGAATTGGTCCGCAAAGTCTTGCGGTCATCCGCCGCCGTCGCCGTGTAGGGCGCAAAAAGGACCATCAGTCCTTTCGACTTCCCGTTATGCGTGACAACCTGGTGCCCCGACGTAATACTGTCCGTGGCAGCCATGTCTGCCGCAAATTGGATGGCATAAATTTCCACCTCAATCGGCTGTTTAGTGAATTTTTCTAAAATTGCCATTATCTCGATACGGTTCTGTTTTGATATGGACGCACGGCTACCTTGTCATCAGCATCGCGGGCATTGGGGTTGATCGACAGGGTTCCGTCGAGATAAAAAGCAATACTTACGACACCCGAAAGCCGTATAGGATTGCCTACTTGCCCGGACAAACTGAATGCCACACCCGTGGAAGATGGCGCAATGGGTTTGAGCGAACTCAATTCACCACCGCTACTCAGTAAAATGGTGCTATCACCTTGTAAATACTGGATTGCTCCCGGTGCAGGAGCTGCGCCTTCTAGCGCGATACCAGTATTGCCTTGCATTTGTGCATAGTTGGTCAGCGTGCCAGTCGCTCCCATTGCCATAGATACCGACGCATTTGGCATATAAGCATCGGCATTCAACAGCCCAGTCAAACCAAAAGCGATTCCGGCTGAGATATTGTCAATTGCCACCCGACGCATTACGGCCAACTCACCGGCTGCAGTAAAAGCGATCCCCGTTGAAGAAGCTGCCAGCAATGCTACTTTCGCGACATCACCAACTGCGTCCATGGTTACACCTGTGGCACCCGCCATGGAAACAGAAGCGCGCTCAAAGACCGTAAATGCGATGCCCGCACTGGAAGACGGTATAAATACCCTCTGAGCTAAAGGAACAACGCTGTTTAAGGCAGCGGCATTGAGCGTCTGGCCGTTCATGACTCTGCTTAGGTCGCGGTCACTGTCAAAGTCCCTGGCAACCAGGTCGGAACGTCAGTAACAGCGAACGTCTTGGGTGCGGACAATGGCGCGTAATACAGCATGTTGCCCAGTGTCGCAGCGTCCCACACTGCGAAATTCGTTGCTGTTACCGGGCTGCCAGAGACACCGTTATAAGTGACAGTGCCCGAGTTACTTGTCTGGCCTGCGGTGGACTGCGCGGCAAAAGCCGTTGCCTGGCGCGCATACCACCCTGCTGAGATTTCAGTTGCTGGCGTGGCATTGGCAGTTGGATCAGCCGTATGCAGTGATACATACACAGTGGCTGGAGCGGCAAAGCTTATGCCGCGGACGGTCCCGTCGATGACCTTACCTTTTAAATAATTTGATGCTGGCATTGTGCCCCCGTTGTTAAAAGTAGCGGCCACGCTGACGCGGCCTATGTGAAGAAAATCCCCGTGCGTTCTGTATCGATATCGCCGCCATCTTTCCGTTGAACTCGCTTTCGAGACGCAATCCTTCGCTTGGGTTTGAAAACGGCATGCCCGGCTGAAGCATCAGCATCGATTTGGCACCTGTCGCTATCGCCAGCGCGTATTGGTCATAGAACCGGTTTTCAATACCCACTGCGTTGTTGCTTGGTTTGAGACAAGCCTGAATTTGCAGCAACAAACCGTCACCTGGCGGTGGCAGCAAGACGACCGTTTTGCGATCAGTTGTATGAATGCTCTGGCAAACACCCGCCTGGTTAGGGTACTCACGCCAGTTGTCAGGTAATTGGCCTTCAGCTTGAATGGTTAAACGTTGTGCGTTCAACGTTGCACGCTCAATCCGCACCAGCTCAGACTTCGATTCAAGATTCAAGTCATATTCCATAAGGCCGGCAGACGTGTTGATTTCATCGAGCCACAGTGTCCACACACGAGTACGGCTGAAAAAATGCTGTGCAGCTCGTAAAAGTGCATGATCCAGCTCCAGTTCAGAGCAGCCTGATACGTAGGGTGAAACGTCGCGGTAAAGGCTTTCCCATGTCTGCATGGCTATCTCACCCCTGGCTTGATCAAGGCTGGCTGCGACTTCGTGGCATCAAATGCCAGATCAGTTTGCGTCTTGGCACCCAGCGCTGTCAGGAAACTGTTTTGATAAAAGCTGCGCTTCTCAGCCACGTCTGCAAATTCGTCGTCCTTGGAATAGGCACGGAACAACATCCAGTCCAGGATCTGATTTGTTACGATGTCTGCAAATATCGGTGAATTTTCTGTATCGCACCTGGTCGGCATGACAGAAAATAGGCATTCAACACTGGCTTTGCTGCTTGCCGGCGGGTAGACGCTGAATCGGGTCGGGTCGCGCTGGTCAACCATGTAATGCTTGATGACATCTGCTTGTTTCTCTACGCGCCACGCGGGAGCGAATGCATTGAGTTTTTCTGTACTGATCAATTTGATCGCTCTGCCTGATGTATTAGCCTCGACTGCGAGTAATCTCAGGCCATCCGCAGGTATTGCCTGCTTCCAGCCAGGTGTTAGAGCCACACTTCTATTTGCCACACTCATGTCTGGCCGTAGCTGAACAATCTGAATTTGTGCATCATTCAGATAGTCCAACCACTCAGCAGTGGTCCAGCGGTATGTAGACAGATCCTGAGCGATACCCTGGGCCTGTCGAATGAGTGCGGATGCCAATATCATTCGTCTTCCATTGACGTGAAAATGCGTGCTTTACAGTTCTGCCGCAATCTGTCTTCGGTCAGGCCATCAATATCACGCTGTTGGATGCCAATTTCAGCGGCATATTCCTTAAGCTGCACATGGCTCATGGCATCAACAGACCTCGGGCGCGGCACTACCGGGCTTTCTTCTATTTCAGTAGTTGCTTGTGCTTCAGTGGTCGCTTTTGCTTCGGCAATGGCTTTCAGGGCTTGCACAACATTGGTCAAACCTGCCTGTTCAGCAATAGATTTCAGTGCATTAGTGCCTGGGGCTTTTGAATCCACTGTTTTTTCTGCAGTGAGAGTTAAGGCCCCAGGCAGAACACTCTTGCGTTCGCTTTTCCTACCCATGGTTATGCACCGTGCAATGCAGGACGTGCGAAGACCGTCAGACGGATTTTCGCGCCGACCACCAGGCCAGCAGCAGCAACACCTATTTTCAGACCTAAGCTTTGCTCAACAGCACTTGGCGCGGCATTCAGGAGCGAAACTTTGTTTTCCGCCTGTATGCCACCGGTCTGGCCGATGGTACTGGCAGCAAATGCTTCATTGCCGCATGTGCGCGCATTGTCGACCAGGCCGGCTTTACCACTTACCAGACCGCAGTCCAATGTGATGGCAGCGCCAGTGTCGAGGTCGTCGCAAGTGAGTTTCAGGCCAGTTACCACGTATCCGCATGGCAAAATCGTCATTTCGATAACGTCATTGGCAGCCAGACCGGCAACGGTGATGTAGTCCCCAAAGATAACGATGGGTTCATAACCACTGGCGTTAATCGCCGGATAATTGTTCGCGATTTGAATGGATTGTTTCAGAGACATGATTTTCCTCAGAACGTGAGTTTCCAAACCTGTTCGGGATTGAGTACCCGAACGAGGTGCAGATAAATGTGATTAGTCGATGGTTGTGTAAGCGGTGTCGATGGACTGCACACCGAAATCCATGTTGTTGTAGCGGGTCTTGTCAAAGCCAGCGATCATGCGAACAACGATCACGCTTTCTTCGCCATGATCCACAGATGATTCAGACAGCTCATAGCGAACATTACCTTTTTGCCCCTTCATGCCATGTGCAACGGCCACTGCATGGGCACCCAGGAACAAATTTCGAACGGCGTTGACATTGCCACCGGCACCGTAATCGTTGAATTTCACGCAGGTTTCATGCTTCGTCACCAATGCGCCGTTATAGTAGGCATCACCACCCTGGAAGATGGGGGACTTCGCACCAACTGCAGCCGCCTTTGCTTTTTCCAGCGTCAACCAGCCTGCGTCACCAACTTCACGACGCAAGTCATACATTGATTCTGGAGAGGTCAAGAGCACAAAGCACTTATCGGAACCGCTGTTTGGCGTTTCCACGCTGACCGGCTCCATGCGAGCGCCTTTCTTGCCTTCGAGGGAAAACATTTTCGAGGCACGAACAAGGGCACGGTCAATCACCGCTGTGCTCATTTTGGAAGTTGCGCCACCATCTACCAAAGTGGCTTTTGTCAGACCATCACCGACTTGCAGATGGGCTGCATCTGGCACTGTCAAAGGATTGGGGAAACCTGTCCAGTTATTTGGATAATGCTGAATTTCGTCACCCACGCCGCGCGCACCGCAGGCATACATATGAATCAGTTCATCTTGAACTTCAGCCATGTAGTCCGACAGACGGGCACGCGCTTGCTTGGCGATATCCTGGCGAACACGTTTTTGTGACATAACATCGCCGACGTTGACCAACTGCCGGCTCTTATCGATACGCATTTTATGCGTATAGTGAGACAGTCTTTGCTCACGACCTTCGCCTTTTTCGTCGCCCTCGATAGGCTTGCCGCGCAACTTGGCGATCAGAGTGGTAGTGACTTCATCACCAGGACCAGATTCGAGGTCTGACTTGATGACAACAGGCATGGCAGCATCTTCGCCACCTGTCATTTTTGTCCAGAAGGATTTCTTCTGAGCTTCAACTGCGATCTTTGCAGACCATACTTTCACTGCCGCCGGATCGGAAGGCAGAATAGAAGTGCGTGACATAGTTTTCCTTTCATGGAAAATTACGACACACTCCTGCGTGTCAATCATTTAACCCAGGCTACCCCTGGTTACTTATGCGATTTTGTTAGTCGCAATCTCTTGCGGCCTAGTCACGATTATGCTCTTGTCAGCAACAATACGTAACCGGGCTCGCTTTCCTTCTTTATGCTCGACAACGATGCGTATTCTGCCGTTGTCGATATCAATGGCTTGGCCGACTTTAACGTCCACGGACATGCCGTGCTGCTGGGTCATACTTATGTTCCTGCCAGCATGCGTTCGATTTCGTCAGGCGACATCTTGGCGATTGCGCGTTCCAGGTCTTCGCCTTCCAGCGTGGCAAAACGTGCGATCGGATCGTTATCGACCTTCTGCGAGTCAGCCACTGGCAGCGCGCCCAGTGTTTTGACGTTGTGACGTGGCTCGTTCTTGCTTTGCGGCTCTGCCGGCGCTGCTGCAGGCTGTGCCTGAGCGGCAATACCATGACGCATTTTCATGGTGCTATGCGCTTGAGCCAAAGCCCACTTGGACGCGACCAGGTTATCGTCCGGCATGCCATTGGCTATCGCCTCCTGCCCAAAAACTCGCACCAAGGTGTCAAATTCCTTACCAAGTTTCTCGTCAGAATAGTCAATACCTTCCACTTTCGCTTGTTTGGTCAAGGCAATGACTTCACGATCCCACTCACGGTGCAACTGCTGTTGCGTCATTTCGGCAGCGACTTCAGCTTTTGTTTCCGCCTTCGTTTCAGCGCGATCCAGCTTGCTAATTTCGCCTTGTACCCTGGTATCAATGGCCGAATATTCAGCGGCAGTGATTTCACCTTCAATCAATTTTGCCAGGGCGGTGGCTTTTTCGCCTGTGAGTTCTTCGCGCTTGGCTTTTGAATCTGCTATTTCAGCATCAGACTTGTAGAGCGGCTTTGTGCGGTCAGCAGGAATTGACTCTTGCTTGTCATCAGCTTCAGGCTTTGCGGTATCTTCTACCTTGGCATCTGGCTTGGGTTCATCTTCAGGCTTCTTTTCAGCCGTGGCTGCGCCCTTGTCTGCATCATCATTGGTGTCGTTTTTGTCGTCATCACCATCAGCATTGCCTTTGGCGACATCAACGTCATCGCCAGCGTCGTCGTCGAGTGCAGCAATTTCCTCTGCTGTGAGGAATTTCAATTCGTCTTCTGTATATCCGTGCGACATAGTAATTTCGCTCCTGCGAGTTGTTTAGTTGGTTTGGTTGATTTCCTGCTTGCACAGCTCGCCATCAGCGACGCAAACGCGCATAGTCCGGCCATCGGCATCCTTGAAGTACTCGATACCACCCAGCATTTGCGCTGTCACGGCATCAGCAGGTGCTTCTTTCAGAGCTCGGACGCGGTCCAGACGATCAATAGGCTCAAACTCCGCCTGGCTTTTCACTTCTTCCGTGGTTTCATCTGCTGGCTCGACTGGAATTGTTTTTGGAAGAATCGCGCTTGTTTTCTTTACCATCATCCTGCTCCTTGAATATTGTCTGTCGGGGTCATCGTTTCAATTCCAGTGGCAGCACCATCAGCTTGCAAGGGTGCTGGCGGCATTGCTTGAGGCGGTTGATCAACTGGTACAGGTACCATTTCAGGCGCTTGCGGCATGCCTGGGTTTTGATCCCTAAATCCTACAGACTTCAATAGCTCGTCCGCAACCGGGGTCACTCCTGGCACTTGCGCAATGGTTTGACTGGCTTGCATCGCCACATACACTGCCTCGATTGTCTTCTTCAGGCGATCAGCATCTATCTGTTCACCCTGGGCATTTGCCTTGACGATATCGGCCTTGGCCTGCGCCATTTGCGCTTCGATTTGAGCCTGCTGCAGAGCCTGTTGCTGTTGCTGCGCCTGCTGTTGCTCAGGTGTAGGTGGCTCGTCTGGGTCTGTCATGCCAGTGATTTGGCGTATGCGCTGGATGACCAGTTTCTTGTTGGGCAGGTCAGCGAGTTCAAAGACAGTATCCAGCAAGGCTGTCACGACTTGCGGGGCAGTAGGCGCCAACTGTGTCAGCAATTGCATCAATGACTCAAAAGCTGCCTGCTGCAGCGTCTGCTTCCAGGCATTCTCGCCTATGACGAACATCGCCTTGCGTGCCGTCATGTCATTCAGCAATTGTCCTGTTACCGGGTCTTTCTGATTGATGCGGACATATTCCCGTTTCTTGCGCTCACCGGTAATGCTGAATGTCTTGGCTTCGTTGTAATACTGTTCAATCAGGCTGAGCTTGATTTCACCTTCCATCTGGCGCGAGAACAGCATGTTGTCAAAAATCTCGGCAGTTTGTTGACTGCCCTGCTCTGACTTGCGTTGGATGGCAATGCCAGATGTCGCATTGGTGTCACGGCCAAGGTTCTCGCTGGTCACTCCAGAAGCATTGCGGATAATCTCGCGGTCGGCTTGCGCCAACTGCAAATTGCCTTGCGCCACATCGTTCTCACGGTGCGTTTTCAGCTTCTCCAATCCGCCTTTTGCCAGCAAAACAAACGCATCAGGAGCCAGCAATTCATCCCGCGCTTCTTCTGCAGTCATCACGTTGTCATCGAAGGCATCCGCCTCAGCGATCACCTGGTTGGTGGAAATGACGTGTATTGCCTTGGACATACGCTTATTCAGGGCATCTTGTGGGCTGCGCACAGGTCTGATGACTGAATAAGGCGCATTGTCCTTCTTCCGGCGATAGCACCAATACGGCACGAACGGAAAGCGATTGTGCTTATACGGGCTTGGGCTATCGTGAATAATGTACTTCGCCGTCATGACCGTGCACTGCATCAGCATGCGCGTGCGGTCAATGGCTGAAGCTCCCTTGCCTGTCGTTTCTTTGGTTGGCTCTTTGTACCAGGCTTCAATCAGCGTGACGCGCTCACGGTCGTTATGTTCCCATGCGGCATAGTCGTACATGTTGTACTTGTCCGTGGTGCCCTCATAGTCGTTCGTGTCATCAAGCCGCTTGCCATTGAAGTATTCAAGAAACTGCTCCCGGTCTTGGTGCACGGCAGAGGCGCGTAACTCCCGCTCTTTGTCGGGGAAGTAGGCAATCGCGACATCAAGATCAATGGTCCTGAACCTGAACAGATAGCGACTATCCTCCAGATCACGACGAGAACCCAGGCTGTCATACAGAATATTGCGCCACGATTCATAGCGCGAGTATATGGGCTCATCCTCTGGATCAGGGGAAATGCCGATTTCGAGCCAGCCCAAACCGGCTTTAAAGCAATCGTCAGCAGCCGCGCTGCGCTCGAATTCAACCCGATTGACATCAGCGATGTACTTCAGCAGCTTGGTTTTGCACTTGGCATCCTCGTCTGCGCCTTCGTCATCATCACGCGCCATGACCTCAAAATCTACCCTGGTGCGTCGCTCAACGCCTATCAGCCAGTCTACTGTGGGCTTGATTTCATTGTAGACAGTCGGCTGCTGGCCACGGCCCTTGAGTTCGGCAATTTCATCCGGACGCCACTGCATCGAGTCGTAGTAGTCTTCATCAAGCGCTATCTGGAAACGGTTAGCCTGCTGCCTTCGCATTTCGGTCTCAAACCAGTTAAACAGACGGCCATGCTTGATACGCGCCTTCTCTTCCTTGGACGCATTTATACCTGGCTTTTCTTCGGTTACAACACTCACAGTAGGCTCTCGCTTATCACTTTACCGTTCACATCGGTCTGGGTTACCTCCAGAATCCCCTTGCCTTTTGCCTCTAATCTTGAGGCGCGGGACGCTGGTGGCATGGTTAGCAAGTCTGGGAGAAACTGGATAATCACGTCAACCAGGGTCGAAACTTCGAGACGGATCAACGCACGGCCAAGCGTGGGCAGTGCTGCAGCAGCTTCCATGAAGCATTCTTCTGTTGGGCGTCCATCAGGATTGGCGTACTTGCCAGCGCTTGATAGACAAATCCCGAACACGCCAGCACCCAACCCGCCAAGAGGCGACCAGATAAGCATCACTGGCTCGCCGTCTGCCATATCCCATTCAAGCGATACGCAGTAGCCTTTGAATTCGGCTGTCTTGTGAGTCTTGGGCCCGCCGATGCCAAACATGGCCTGGCCAGTGGCGGACACGATCATTGATTTATTAAGGTTCAAGCTGTTCTCCAGTTACGGTTTCGTTTTGGTAATTTTGCGCGGGTGACATTGAGGATTCCAAATGCCTGGGCGAATTGACGATAAGAGTCCGCACCTTCGGAATGAATGTTGTGCTCAGGTATCGCATTCCAGCGGCCTTGTCGCGTGTTCCAGGTCTTTCTATAGCCAGCCAAGTGCTCAATACCCTCTTTGCAGGCGGTTTCGTCAAACCAGCATTGGCTGAATGCAGCACGCGTGACGTTAATACCGTGCTGAATATCAGAAACGCGGGGCACGATCTCCCATTTGCCACCGATGGGGCTCTTTTCCAGAACGTCGATTGGTGCCTCAACAGTCTCGCCTTGCTGCCTCTTATGGTCTGCATCGTGAGGCAAGAAATGCGTCCCCCAGACATAACCAAGCTCTTGAAGCTGCTTGATGTAGTAGGAATAACCTTCGCCCCAGCCTTCTATGAAGCCAATGAAGCGATGTTGTAGCCCAACCTTTTGATGCAGCCAGATCGCGGTACCATCCGTATTGCCGATATCCCAGAATGTGTTGACGGGCACACCTTCAACGAACGGGACATGCCCGATGCGCCCTGACTTTCTTGCGGCTGCCAGTTGGACAGCGTAATATGTACCTTCTGTACTAACCTTGAATGCTTCCTGTGGCGTGCTGGGATACTCTTGCCACATCTTCTCAGGATCGCCAGAAAAGTCAGCCTCCCTGGTAGCGACATACCAATTGCGCTGCGCGGCATCCAGCGTGCACTTCATCAGCCCTTCTATCTCTGCGAAGTACTCTTTGTCCTTGTCAGTGATGATGACTGACGCCGTTGGCATCCTGTACGCTGATTCTTGCCACCATGGATAGAAGTGAAACCGGAAGTCCCGGGCATTCAGATCACTACCCTGCTCATGCTTGGCCATGGACTTCTGCGTTTTATCAAAGAAGTCGCCTTCTTGGCCCTCGGCGGTGGATTCGATGATCGTGATGCCGTCCAGCGGTACCGCAGGCAGCGAGCCCGTCATGATCTCTTTGGCTTTGTCCTTAAATTTGGCGCAGATCTTCCCGTATTCAGAGACATGCAGGCGATGAATCGTGCCCGAGCGCATGGACGTGGCCACACGGATGGAGCTGTTATTGTGTGCAAACAGCAATTCACTGGCGCTATCCCTGGCAAGCGGCATGGCCTCTTTGAGAGCATCCGGCAAGCGCTCATAAGCCAGCTTTACCTTGTCCCTGAAGATGACTTCAGCAGCTTCTCTGTCCTGTGCAATGATGCCGCAACGCTGATCAGGATTGAATAAGGCGTGGTCAAGCCAACGAATTGCCACCAGCGTCGTAAAACCCAACTGCCTGGCCTTCAGGATAATGTTGCGGTACCAGAGACTGCCTATAAACCGGCGCTGTGACCGGTTCGGCTTGAACGGCACGACCGAACCGTCGCCGTCGTCGCTCTTGACCATGATCTTGTACAGATAGCCGCTGCAAACGCGCCACATCGGATCAGCCAGGCACTTTGCCAGCTCTTCCTCTGTCTCTGGCTCAAAATCAAGCGGGACAGCTTCACTCATCAGCGAGGTCCACTTTCTTGACGACCTTCAAGCCACTGCCGCGCATGGATTGAAGCAAACCAGCCAGGGTGCCAGCAGCAGCTTTGCCTTGCTGGCCATTGTCTTCACCATAGCCGCCCAGATGCTTCATGAGCATATCCAGGGCAGCTTTCTTATCGGCCAGCTTGTACTTCTTGGTGTAGCCGACAAAGGTGCGGTCCTTGCCAGTGCCGGCAAACTCCTCCGTCACGTCCAGGCCGGCAACTGCGGCAGCCGTGTCGTCACTAAGTTCCTGTATGGATAATGGATTGCCATCAGCAGCAAACAACTGGCGCGGATCGAAGAAGGCCAGCCTGGCTATTTCGCGCAAGGTGCGCTCCAGGGTAATGCCTGTCTCATGCTTAACAGCTTCCAGCACTTCCTGTTGAGCTTGTTGAATTGCCTGTTGAATTCTTTCATTTTTCAACAGCCGCGAGCCTTGCGAACCAGCAGTGTCGGCAGAATAACCAGCGCGAATGGCTGCTTTTGTTGCGTTCCCGTCCTTCAGATACTCGGTAAGGAAGAGACGCTGGGTATCCGTTAAACCATCGGCTCCCTTCTTGTTGCCAGACGGTTTAACAGCTAGTTGTGCGGTTTCTGTTGAATCCTGTTGAGAAATTGACTGATCTTTGTTCATGCCTGTATTTAAACAAGCATGTATTTCTTATTCAACTAGGGTAGCTATCACTTCTTTGAATTGAGATAGGCGCGTCTCAAGGTCTTTAAGAATTGGCTCAATGTACTGTACTAAATCCTTCGGCGAGTTCAACAATCGAGGTGCAGCATGTTCTGTATCCCAATATAAGCGTTCTGTTGAAAACGGATAGCTACCTCTAAACCCTTTGCGCAATGCTTCTTGCAATGTGGTTATCACAGTCCTACCAGAATACCCAGTTTCGAATGTATCTGGACGCAATCCGTACTCAATGCGCGTTCTTTTGGAAATAGAACCATACATAATTCTGCATGCCTCTACTCGATCGTACAATTCGGTTAGCTGCATTCCAAAAACTTCGCTGCTCGTCTCTGTCCTAAGTGCTGCTAAAGAGGTCAAATGCACATTAGTCATTTTTGCAAGCTCGATTGCTCCAGATTGAAAACCTGTTTCGGCCAAAACAATGCCTCGATCCGCGCCGGTCTCTTGCACAATCGTACGTAACCCAAGTACGTGCAATTTACTAACACGGGTCTTCCAATATTTACATTCAACAATCCACTTCAGTTCAAATCCAACAAAATTTGATACTACTAGCACGTCAACGTCATGTGAGCCTCTCGCCCCCTCAACCTTGGCATTGGTTCTCGCGTCAAGGCCAAGTGAACGGAAAAACTCTGCAGCCTCCTCTTGATAGTTACTCCAGTCCTTTGCCAACACTTCACCTCTTTCTACACAATAAAAATCTAATGTCCCAGTGCTACTCCGATTTTGCCTTGGTCTTTTCACCAACTATTTTCGGAATATATTTCAATATTTCTTTTGCAAAATCGGATTCATTCTTAGCGCGCTCAAGCTCAACTGTCGACTGCCCTTTAGTGAGTATAAAATTGCGTTCTGTTTTCGATAAAACATCAATTGCTGACTTCAAAGCAGTTGGATTTTTTTCCATTATTGCTACTTCGAGCGCAATAAATTTCGACTCTAGGTTTGTAAGCTCGTTTTGGAAATATTTGATCTCATCCAGGCCAGTCTTGTAGAGTTTCAAGAAGAAAAATGCAATTAATTCGATAAATATAATCAACAAAGCTCTCGGCCCGATCGGTAGCAATAGACTCTTAACGAACTCATCGTTTTTAGTTTGATGGTCAAGTGCCATGCTTTTTAACAAAGTCGATGAATCAACAAGAGAAACAGTTGACCACAGAAGGTAAACACTAATGGAGGTAATAACCATGCCAATAACAAGATTTACATTTGTTCTAAGTCTAAGGTCATTAATCTCACTAATAATTCGCGACACCATTCTTTCAGATGATTCACTCATACGGCGACTCGAATTCTTTTCTTTCATTTCAGCATTGATGTCGCTCACGCATCGGTCTACGACTTTATTGAAGAAAGCGTCATCAGAGTAATGCAGGTCTGCTTCAGCATCAGTGACAGCTTTAGTACTTGGCTTACCTCTAAGGATTGTAGGTATATCAAATTCTTTATTGCGCTCACTGTCGCTCTTAGGCAGCTTATGGCTAACATAATAGTGTTCTGATTGGAGATATAGTATTGAATATGCAGCGACAGACAACATAACGCAGAGCAACCCGACAACCTCCGTGTCTATTTGAACTATTTTTGTAATAACCGTCCCGAACCAAGGGGAGAAAATAAGAACTAGCCCGAAAACTGCGAATACAACACCTAGCAACTTCATCAATTTAGTAAATATACGAGGTAGATTCACTATGAAAAAGAGATACCGGAAAGAAAAAGGCATGAACATATTCCCAGAACAAAATTTATGAGATCACATGGTTCGACCATGCGAATGTATTCATAGAACTGATTTCTGCCGCCGTCTGCCCACGTTTTAGGGGACCACAGAAAGCCGCCAGACACGTCGGATTTATACGTTTGATTTTGATGTGTCCATCAATACCGCATTTTAAGATTACCTTTATTTTGATCGAGCATTACCACGTTGTGTTAGCTGGAATCAATCCTTATCTGACTTGCCTGGGTTCAGCATCTTTGCAACCTCTACAAATTTTTCGAAAGCCTTGGGATCGAATTCTGACGGCGTAGCTTTTGAAAACGCACTTTCTGTCGCGATGTTCCAATTCTCGAAAATATCAAGCAGCTCTTTACGTTCGACAGTGCTGCCATAGATTTCGAGGTAGAGCTTGCCGAAGTTGATCGCGTGCGCCCTGTCAGACCGCTTAATCGCCTCATGAATATAGGAATTGCTGACGGAAAATGCGTGCTTAGCCCAGAGGCTGAGTACGCCAAGTACTATTAATCCCTTGAACGAAATAAACATCAACATTGACCAAGATACTTCCTTTCCTTCATTTGCTATAAAACCCCCGCCAAATAAAGCAATAGTCACAGTTGCGGCAATCGCGATGATCAAAACCACAGTTCCGTAAAAACTCCACCACCATGCCTTACTTTTATAAGATTTTTCACTCGTTTCCAAAACCTCAATAGCCGAAGTCACATATTCTGGCACCTTCTTTTCAATTCGTTCCTGCAATAATTTCTTATTTTCAGTTTCAAATTGTGCAGCTTTTTCTGCTAGTGATTTTTTTTCATGACTAAGTTCGGAATGAAGGTGTTTTAGTGATTCTATTTCAGATTCAAGTTTCTGTTGAAGTACTAATAATGCTTTCTCGGCCAAATGATTCGTGTCTCCTTCTGTTTCCTCTAGGATGTCTACATTTGCATTAGCACCAACATTTTTTTTCGAATGCGATGGATTCCGCCTGTGGTAGTTTTCTATAATTTGATAAATTCGCTTCAATTCATTGCCTTTGGGAACAGGCCTAGAATTCCCTTCTCGCCGAACAAAATCTACTGTGCTGGGATCATTTTCCTCCAGTAGTCTTCTCTTCTTTCTTATCGCCTCAATATACTCAAGGCTTGCTTGGCGAGCGTAATATGGCATGCCAAGCACCAATGCTCGACTTGACTTTAAGTCCAGACCAGATTCTATTAACTCAATTAAATATCTTTGACTTAGAAAGTGGCCAATTTTTTTTAAGTCATCATCTTCTAATTTAATAAGAAATTTTGATAAAACATGCGCGGTAACTTTTTCTTCTAATCCTGTAGCTAAAGGGGTTGGGCCGACACTGTCAAATATCAATTTACAAGCTACGGCGTTGCAGTTGACAAATACCTTTTCCAAAACTTCCGAGTCATTTGAAAATAGCATATTTACAAGAACAATCTGACTCATCAGTGCAATATAGTCCGAAACTTTTTCGTCTGGAAGATTTAATATTTCATGTTTTATTGCGTCTGTGTACATTTGATATTCTAGTTTAGGTGAGGTTAAGCAATGCTTCAGTCCAAAAATTGGCAACGTATCAATACGTATTGCATCAGACACTAAGTGTAACAAAAAGCAACCAACATTATAGTAAAACATTAATAAATATTTAATACATTTTATTGCTCAAATATTATTTTCACGGACAAGTTTCACTTCGCTCCCTCCACTCCTGCCCTCTTAACAATCTTCCCATGCTCCAACAAATGGTCCAGCGATAACTCATAACTGCCGCTTGCCATACGCCCCTCACCATCAACGGCACGCACCGTTACCGTCTGCGACTGCACCACCACCGTAGTAATTTTGCGAATGTTCACGATAGATCCCGACGGCAACTCTATCCACGCGCCCACCTCGACCTCGCCATCTGCCAAGTTTGCTGTCCTATCTTGTTTTGTACTCATGCACCCTCCTTTATTCATTAAATTCCTCGCCTGGGCCAGCCCAGCTACGCATAAATTTCTTTAATCTCGATACCATGGACCGTCTTCATCAAGTGCCGCTTGATCTTGTATCCTTCGGTCAGCTTTCCTTTTACGTCCTCCACAACCTTGCTGCCGTTCTCAACGTACGCAAAGTCCGCTCGGTAGATCAGTGAACGCTTTGCCTTGCCCTGTATCACTGTCTTCGGTGCCAACACAAACGACACCTGGCGCGTCAAGTCATCGATCTTCCCGGCCTTTGCCAGTATCATCAATTCCTGGTACCGCTTTGCTTCCGCCATGGAGTCAAATGATTCACCGTCTAGGACCACTTTTCTGTTCCCATACTTTTTTGGCTTGCGCACCAATTCGCCACTGATCGCGCTACTCATGCGCAGACTTGCGGCGCTTCGATTTCTAAAATTCATGTCTTACCTTTCTGCGATACGCAAAGGGCCCGGCCTTCCCTGCCCTAACTGTTGAATCGGCACGACCTGGGCAGAGGATCCCAGTGCCATCACTTGTTCAGCCTTACCAGCATCACCAATCAGCATCGGCGCTGCACTTTTGAACCCGGCACGCTCGTTGTTTGACTCGGCAATGCCAATAAGCACTGGCGGGAACTCTGGCGCCTCATGCCGCTCCCGATACCCACGGTACCGGTTCACAAACTCGTTTCGCACGAACGGCCATTCCTCTTCTTTCTTGTTTCCCAGCTGGATCCAGCCTCCCATTTCCGTCAGCACCCGGTGAATCAACGGGTCATCGAACACTACAGAACGATAAGTCCCAACCGTCCGCACTCCCCGATCCACCTTGGCCCATGCGCCCAACGCAGAATCCTGGGTGGAGCCTTCCAGCATGCGCACCACGTCTGCTGGGAAAGGAAGAAATTGCCCACGATCAGGGTTCACACACCAGCGGTTAAATGCCTCAGAAACTGCACCAAAGTCGAATGCCTTCAGCGCTTCCCACCACACTCTCCCCGAGAAAACCGAAAAATCCTTTCGGTAGAACGAGTGGATGTCCGTCACCAGCTTGATAAATTCCTTGCGGTCTGCGTCAATCACGTCACACCTCCCATCAGTTCATCGGCAATAGCCTGGTTGCGAGCCTCAAGCGATTCTTGCCGGTTGGCCCGTTCGCCCTTAGTCCGCATACAGGCTGCCTTCATGTACGACGCCGGGTCTGCTGGCCTGGCCACCACTGTGGCTTGCACGGCCTGCAGCACAGCGACATCGCCATAGTCCTTGACCAGCTTGCCCACGAATGAGCCGCACTGAGAGCCCGGCATGCCTGACTGCACTAGCAACGACTTGCCTACGGTCCAGAGTTCATCTTTTGTCATCTGCTCGGCGGATTTGGGCGGGTCACCGCCAGTACCGTCAGGTACTGAATATAGTTGTCCCTTTCCCTCTCCCTTTCCCTCTCTCTTTCTCTTGGCTTCAGTTACAGAGTCTGTGACAGACTTTTTTATTCCGTCAAATTCAGTCTGTGACAGACTTTGTGACAGCTCACTCAACAGAGTCTGTACATTGCTTTCTATATGCGAAAAGTCGAAGCTGTCACTGGCTTTTGAGAGCCTGGTCAGCATCGCCTGTAAGCGTGCCTTACCTGTCCTAGCGCGTTGGTTCATTTTCCCTTTCCATGCCTCAGCAGCCTTTTCTGCCACTACTGGGTGATATAAGCGGCCATCGCTGCACTTGATCCAGCCATACAGGGCCATCTCTTTTAACTTCTTCCATGTCTTCACATCGCGCCCGAGCTCCGCCAGGCGGGCCTGTGAAACATCATCATCCGGTATAGATCCAGACGGCACCTGGTGAAATGATTTGAGCCAAAGCGTCAGGCCAGCGCGCCATTCAGCATCATCTGCCCGCGCGTGGAACTCCGAACTAAACAGACGCATGATGTCAACCGGCATAAACGGGAAGTCGCGCAAGTCGCATTCTGCGGGGGACAATGGGTTTGGTAATTCCGTCACTCGTTTTTCTCCATTAAGCCCATACGTTTTAAAATTCGGTGCGTGTGCGCCACGCCTTCCTTGAATTGAGCAATCATCAGCTCGTAGCTGAAACCTGTTGGTCTGGGTGCACGGCCATCCAGCAAGTCATGGCACGCAGAACAGCCAAATGCTGCGGCGGTATCAGGTGCTTTCAGGCCCATGCCCTTACCGTCTTCCAACAAGTTGGAGTGGCATAGCGCCGTTGTTTCCGTGTTGTAGTTGCAAACCGGAAAACGCAATGTGCATTCCTGGTCACGTGCGGCTTTGCGAATCGGCGTCATCACCGGCCTGGCGGTTTTCATGCGCTTAGTGCCGCGCTTTATGTTGGTCCGCTTCATTCGCATAGCCCGTACGCTGATGAGCAAGCCTGGTGATCGACCAATTCCTCAAGTAAATCAAACTGCTTTCCGCCTCGCGTGGTACGCGACCATTCAATCACAGAGTAGATATCGTTTGCCTTGGCATGTTCTTGCTTGTTTTTAGCCGCTTTCCCATTCCATGGAGCTGGAATAAAAGTTGCCGCACTTCGCTTGCTGCAGAGGGAAACACGCTTCTCCCATCCAGCTACTTTTTCAATATGCTCAGGGAATCGAACAGCGATTTCTTTCAATTCGCCTTTATTGGCGTTAATGCAAGGCATGCATCCCACTCTGCCCATGCCGCATTTGTAGAGCGGATTGGGTTCAATGTTGTTGCTTAGTGAATAGTCGATAGTCTGCTCAGCAGTCCACTCAACCAGCGGACGGAACACATACAAGCGATCGTCCAACTTCTCGAACTTCTTGGCATCGCGCCTATTCAACGACTCGTCGCGCCTAACGCCCTGCCAGCTAACTACCGTGAAACCTTGATCAATTAAGTCCAGCTGATAGTTAACTGCCAGCTTTGTCTTGAGTTCTTGCGTACAAAACTGAGCTTTCCGAGAGGGAAATCTACCCTTCCACATGCACAGATCCAAGAATGGATTGCCAGTCGGGTGTAGATGCTCCAGTGCCCGGCGCTTTGCCTTGTTGGTCCAACGCACCGGACGACCGCCACCGATCTTGACAGTCTTTTGAACAGGATTACCCTTCTTGTCAGTGACTACCTGGCCACGTCCGTCAAGCTTCCAGACTGGCGTGATGCCGTCGGGCATGAACACAGGCCGCGTGTCGTACTCACGGCGTGTACGACGATCACGGGCGATGAACAGGCGCTTGACCGCGATCTCAAGATCAAAATTCGCCTTCAGGATGACGATGCGAACGCCTGTAACGCGCTCCAGGTATTCCCGGTGCTCAAACACATAGTCATGCTCATTGCCCGTGTCGCATAGAATGCCGACGACGCGATGTACACCGAACCGCTCCTTGGCGAGTAACAGGGTTGCAACGCTATCCTTGCCAGTACTACATGAAATGACGTGAATGATGCTCATTGCCGCCCTTCAAACTGCGTCAAAATAGCTTCCATGCACTGCTCAGCCACCTGCGCAGATACATGCGGCCAAAGGTATTTCTGCGCGTGTGGCGTACGGAAAAACTCCAACGTACCTTCGCAATAAATCTGAAACTCGCCCTCGTCACATTTTTTGTATGAAATGGATCGTGGCACCGGAAACACACCGCCTTTCGGACCGCTACACCAAATAACCCAGCCAGATCCCACCTTTAGCCATAACCTGAACATTTCGCGGTCTTTGAAACGCTCCTGGTTCTTGAAAATCTCCCCCTCCAATTTCATCTGCTTTCTATGCACAGGGCCAAGACGAGGAATCAGGGTTTCAATTGAAAAGAATTCTCCACTGCCGAGATTCCAGACCATACGCCAGAAATTACGCCAGGCTTTCTGATCTTCCTCAGCGTGCCCGTCTAACATGCCATACAGACAGTCACGCAAGACTTGACGTTGAGACTCGGTCAGCTCCTGGTCCGATTTCTTTGCGAGAACTATTTGACTCATACAGCTACCTTTTCTTGCAAGCACTTTGAATATTGGTCTAAAATAATTTGAGTCATTTATCGAAACCCTATTTTTGTTAATTGATCAGAAGCCCGGGCGGGTGCAACCGCTTGGGCTTTGCTTTTTGTGGTTGAGGATTTGACGTTGATGTACGTGGCGTACTGGACCACATCACGGATTGTGCTCGGAGCAACTCCATACTCCTGAGCCAATGCACCATAACCACGGCCATGCTTGTACGTCGCGTGCGTCGAGCGAATCTGGCGCACCTGGTCGTCTGTCAACTTGCGGCGGCGCGTCATTTCACACCTCGGCACAACCGGCAATATTTGAAAATTGCTTCGCCTTTTTTATTTCGGAATTGCTGAATAGAACGGCGACGGCCATTACAACGAAAGCCTTCACAGCGCCTGGTTGCCGTGATCGTATGCACAGATGAAAGCGACTTATTGACGACCTGGTGAATGTAATGAGTAGTAGCTGGTGATTCGTACGGCATCGCTGCTACCCCACAAATTGCGTGAAAAATTCTTCCGCACTGCTCGCCTGGGTAATCTTGGTTCCCGCGATGGTCATCAACGCTTCAACGACTTTCGGCGAAAAGGCATGCTCGGTTGGCACCGCTTCAACACCAATCACAGCCAGGAACTGCGCCAGGAACGTCAGCTCTCCTTCATTGATCCAGCGGCCTGCTGTGGTTTCATGCACGCCAAACGCATCCGCAATCGTGCACACCTTGGTTTTCTGCACTTGTTGCAGGAGAGCGCTTTCTATCCTGCGTGCTTTTGCGAGCTGCACGTCCGATAATTGGATCGTTGGCTTGCGTGAAAAGAGTGGTTTGTCGGTCGAGCAGTTAAGCGCTCCATCATTGTTGACACTAAACATACCAATCCCTTATGTAATGGAGGAAGTTCAATTCGCTTAAAATCATCGTTCCCCAACTCTGATTTTTCACGAAAGAACTTCCATGGACGAAATCGAAAAAATAACTAATCAACACAATGTGCAAGCTGGAAATCTTCATGCGTTGACATTGCTTGTGCTGCAAATTGCTAAGCAAGTTCCAGATAAGGAGAAACTGCTAAGCGATTTCAAATATGAAACCGAAAAAATGATTGCTGCAGCCCTGAATTCACAACTACCAGAATCGGTAGTTGCGTCCTTCCAAGACTCAGCAACGCAAATGCATTTAGCTATACAGAATTCCAAAGATCACGCCAGCTAACGAGTTTCAAGGTTGAAGTGCTCTGATTTACTGCTGCAACTGACGCAACGAGCGCTTCTTTGGTCGTTTCAATTTGGACCGCAGAAATCGAACCGTTTGCAACGCCGTCGCAAAGTGCCTTGATGATCATGTTTGCTTGCTGACCATTTAATTTATTTGAGGAACCCATTTGAATACCCTTCACGTTTTCTACTTCGTTGAATTGGCTACTGGAACAAGAGCTGGCCTGTTTTCGATGAATCGCACTGCTCGGCGGCACAATAAACCCGTTGAATCTCCCGTCACCGTTGAGAGCAACTGAATAAAGAGAACTGCCAACTGGCTTCTTACGAAAAAACAAGGTGCAAATCATGATCGTCATGTCCTTTATTGAATTGGTCGTTGTGACTAAAACTGGTATATCTGCTGTAACTGTGTGCATCGTCGTTTCGGCTAATTGCCGGGCCTTTGCCTTATGGCCCGCAGATAACGCTTTGTAACGAGGCGGTACCAGATCAGCTGGGCGGCAACCTTTTGCCGCATCGATGCTTTAAAAGTGAAACGTGGGATAGGCCAGCGTGGTGAAGTCAAATTTACCTCTCCTACTTAAAGTTCAATAGCTAAAACGTTGACGAATTAAATTGAAGTTGGCTCTCTCAAGTCTGGCCAGATTTCTTGATAGTCATCGGGGCGCAAGTCTTTGCGAGTAACCAGTCCGTTTGTGAAGTGCTCAATCTTTGGAGCCATAGGAATGGGAACCGGACGCTTACCATCTGCCCAGCGGGAAACGTCTGGTGCATGCCCTTTAATTGCCTTTACAAGCTCAGCCTGCCGACCTCGCTCACCATTGAAGTATTCCGAAAGCTTCACTTTTATTCCTTGGCTAAATTTACAATACTATATTAGCCCTTGGCTAATATCTAGTCAAGAAACTTTAAGCCAATGGCTAATTGCTTAATTTAGCCATGCGCTAAATAATGGATAGATGAAAACAATTGACGAAATTCGCCAAATAAATCTTGCTGCCCTTGTTGAAGAGGTCGGCGGTACAGGTGCGCTTGCAAACTTAATTGAGCGGAGCCAGTCACAAGTCAGCCAGTGGGTAACTCAATCAAAGCATTCCGCGACCGGCAAACCAAGGGTTGTAAGTACCTCTTCTGCCCGGTACATAGAGAGCAAATGCAATAAACCTACTGGATGGCTAGATAAAGATCACTCTGAAGCGGCAGACAGCACACGTTCACGCGAGCCGCGTGAATCTCAAAACACAGATGTCGCGCATAACGTCTACTCGTCAGATGAAGTGCAGACAGTTGAGATAAAGAGGGTGAAATTAAAACTTTCCGCAGGAATAAGCAAAATTCAAATTGATCAATGCGTCGAGACTGGGGAACCCGTCTCATACACAAAAGACTGGCTCCAGAAACGGGGCTTGTTTCCAGAAGACTTGCTGGCTTTGGAAATTACTGGTGACAGCATGAATCCAAATTTCCTGCCAGGTGACGTCATCGTGATAAATACGATGGATAAGATTCCAAAACATAACCGAGTATTTGCAGTCAACTTTGATGGACAGGCAGTGATCAAGCGATTGGTGTACTACAACAAAGAATGGTTTTTGAGATCCGATAATGAAGACAAAATGTCATTTCCAGATCAGATTTGCAGAGGAGGTGATTGCTTGCCAATAGGTATCGTCGTCGATCAAAGACGCGAATATTTTTGAATTTTTCACTCACAAACTGACACGTAAATTAAGCGCTTTCGATATTTCACGACGATGCTCGCTGCACTCTTCCTGTAAACGGGGATTGCTAATGCGATGTGCTTCAATCCGTTCGGCTGTGAAGCAAAAACTGAAAGTGAGTGCATTAAGAATGCTTCTGAATCTGCCAGAACAGAATTTGCAGCCAAGGTTCTGATATTAGAATGCAAAGAGAAATTTAGTGCTACTGCAGATCTGTGCCGCCAGGACGCACAGATACTAAATTCTGAAATTCGTCCAAATCCCAAAATGGAAGAAATTCGCAAACAGATGCCCTCACTAAATGGGCTAGATGATCAGGCCGCCCTTGAGGTGATTCACCAATCTCACTATCCAGATAAGGACAAAGCTGAATTAGGAGCATTGATTGGCATTGCATACTCTCCAAATCGCAACATGTGCAAAAATTCTATAGCAAGTACTACAAGTAGCGATTCTGAATTTAAGTGTGGCACTAGCCATTAGTAGGATTGCTAATATGCGCATAGACCTTATGCGAGAAACCATGCCAAAGCGGTTTCGACACCTGCTCTGAATTTTTCGTGGATTAGGGCTTAGAGCCCCAAGCCGGAACCATGTCTAGCCCCCAAATTCATCAAGCAGCTCATTACCATGTTGAAGATTTAGGCGAAGACCTAGCAGAAAGCAAAGATGAGCAAGTCATCAAGCAGTGTGCCTCTGCACTCGTAAGCAAACTTAAGGGTCGTGGAGATGAACTGATTAAACTTCAATTAGCACCCTCCGAAAATGCCACGACTTTTTATGCCATATTAGATGCGGCACGACACAATAACATGCCGGTCGTAGGGCATCTTCCCTACACAGTTGATTCAATACAATCATTGGGATAACGGACAAAAAAAGTAAAATTTTTACTTGCCAAAATTATAAAATAATTCTAATGTACTAAATACCAACTATCAGCGAATAAAAATTTTTAGACCTCGTTAGTTAGGGAGTAACACATAAGGAGTTTGGCTAGTGACGGAAAACAGGGTTTTATTTACTTATTCACACACAAGGATTGGAGTTCAAAATGGCTAATTTGGCTATATCTGCAAATCAAGGCAACATTACGATAAGCTGCGACGTCTGGGACTGGACATCGTTGGTAGTTAACGGAACTCAATATACGTCATTCCCCGCGACAGCGATAAACGCTAGCCCAGTGATGTTCACCGCGAACTACAATCCCGGAAGTGTTACTCAGATCCAGTGGCCTATGATTATCAACGCCCAGGACGACTCCACGGGAATGACGTGGGTTGCGGTTGTGCAGGCGTCATCGGACGGCGTGGGAGGAGTTAACCTTGTCGGTTCAGTCCTGTATTTTGAGAGCTGTGCGAACGGGGTCTCTGGTTCTACTGGACTGCAGTTCAATGAGTCTGGATTGACAGGCACGTTTACCTGCTCAGTCGGTGAATGAAATTGGTGTGTCCCTGTTGATGCAGTCTGATGGACAGGGGCTCGGTTCTGGTCAAGTTTGCTGGGGGGACGGAACAACAAGGCCCTCGGAATACTTGATTGAAGTCTCCCGAGGACATGACCTGAACGTGTGAAAGAAACAGGTGTCTTGGGCTCTCAAGAGCCAGGGATGGACGTTCTGTTTTTGTTAATGCTGTTGGAGCTGGACGAGCGGGCAACTAACTAATGACGTAGCGAGCAAGCCGGAAACCTCGCGTTAAACCAAAAGGAGAAAATATGGGACTTCAGATTACGATAACAAACTACTCGAGCCTCACATGGGCCCAGACCCAGTGGAGATGCGTTACGGGTACCACGAATTCACTCGGCTATAACGACGAGATTACACAGACACCAAGCCCTACCATTCAGGCGAATGACGGTCAGACCACAGCAGCTGCGAACCAAATTTCGCTCGAATCGATAACGCAGGACGCCCTCAACATGACGCTTTCGTACAGCGCAGGAAACGATGCGTTCGGCATCTACATCACCCAGCATTTTCAAGAGTTTTCCATTGGCACGGGCGACACGTGGGCTTATCTCAAGAATGGCACGTGGACCAACGCTGGACAAGATGGAACCCCGATCACCTGGACGTTCGCTGACTGCACCGTCGTGGCAACGCCAACACTGGCTCATCAATCTGCGTCAGTTTCGGTTCTCATCACGAACCCGCCAAGCCGATAGGACGTACACCAATACACGGAGGTTTTATGCCTGCACTTTTGCTTAGAATCGCCAACGGCGACTGGGGAGCTGCCGTTGCAAATACCGGAATCGTTTATCCGTTCGAAGGAGCAACGCTGGCCGAACAGGCCGGAAACGTCCAGTCTTTTGCCGAGGCGATGGTGAGTGGAGATCTCAATTCGATCGTCTACTACATCAACGCCGAAGGATTTACCCCTGAAGTGGTGGCTCAACAGCTTTTTGGGGAATGCGACATCTTGTTCCTATCCGGCGAAAGCATTTGGGGGGCTGACGGAGGCATCTATATAATCGACCAACTTGCCGAAGTAGGGGCGGTATTACTGGCAGCGTTGGAGTAGTCTTGACCCGCGTTGTGCACGGCGCGCATAACAGACTCAGGCTTCCCACGCGTCTACCTATGGCCGGATAAACGTGGGCGGGGCGTGATGGCCCCTTGAAAAACCGGTAGAGTAGAGAGCAGCCACCGGCTGCCCTCCCTCATCAAACCGTGCATGCGATTTTCTCGCACACGGCTTTCCGATGTTTTTCGCACATAGGCATGCGCTGATTTTCAGCCTGCTTTGGTCGGCATTTTATATAGCCCATAATGCCCATACAGTTTGGGAATCGGCCATCGCCGATACCTATGTCTTTCGCTTTAAGGCGCTTCATCAAGTGCTTGCTCACCCGTTGTTCCACATGAGCCTTGACCTTTTCCAGCGCCTGATTTGAATTTCGATAGTGAAAGTAGTTCACCCAGCCTCGCAGGCTGCGGTTGATATTTCCGACTAGGGGTTGTAAGCCCTAACCGACGGAGTTTGTCCAAAATAACTGATTGGCTACAATATCGAATATCATGTTGCGCTAGTGTCGGAAAAAAGTCTTCATGAGAATGTTAGAGACTTTAATGAACGTATAAAAAGAATAATTCATAAAATTGAATCTATTGTTAAGTTGGTGGATGAATCTCAACTGAAAACAGCAGCTTAATACCAAAATTCCTCAAACGAACACGTCTCGACCTGCTTACGCAGGTCTTTTATTTTCCTGACATGATTTTGGGATTCGACCAACAAAATTTCACTCCCAAACCTGCCTCTCTGCATAACCCTCTATCTTCAAATCTACTCTTAGCCCAACCCAGGGCAAACATCACCGCACACAGTATTCCAACCACAATCTTAAAACGCATCACTATCCTCGCTCAGTAACAGGGGCAATTCCCTTGCGTAAATTATCAGGCCGTACCTTACGTCCAGAGTGTCGAATAAACGCACAAAATTGAGCTTTTTAATGATTTTCGCAAATTTTTTTAAATAGCCCTACTCCCCGCCCTGTCTGACTATCACAACTGCCACGGTTTCCAATATTAGCCAAAATTTACATTTTAGCTATTTTAGCCAATGGCTAAAATAAGTCTTGATCTTAATTTAGCCTTGGGCTAATATACATTCATCAACAGCAAATCGGAGCCGCGATGACCACGCAAACACCTTTCAACTTAGCAGCAGGCCACTTTGCCCAGCCAGCAATGGAATCAAAAACCATTGTCATCAACGGTCAAAACCTGATCGACGCCTTCTCCAATTGCGACATGGAACAGAGCGAAAAAATGGCCGCGATGCTTGACCAGGGCAAGTACGAAAACTTTGGCCGAATGATGTTCAAAGTCATGCGCGACTGGTCTGAATCCACTTAATAAGAATTGGTTGCCGCCACCAAGTATCAAGGCGGACAGGAAATCTAGGTGCCGTCATTGACCTGGCCTCTGTATCGGGTGATGCCTCTAGTCTTGAGTTGGGACGGACTGCCGGGAAAGACCGGCGCCAATACAAAACCGGCTTCAACCGCCTTAGCCAGCGGTGCTCCTGATGTACGAGGCCGGTTCTGTGTTGGTAAATGCATGATTGGATCTGGACGGCTAGTTCCCGTACCCGAAACTCCCAGTGTAGTCGAGCTGGCATAGTCGAAAAATAGTGAAGATAGCCCATTTGCCAACACCTAATTTAACCAGGAGATCAGCAATGAATGCAGCAGATCAGTTTGATGCACCGAAGCACACACCGGGACCGTGGGAAGCGATTGGCAATTTGGTTCGTTCCCCAATGGTTCACCCGCAGGGCACCGACAGGCCGCGAGGAATCATGCTTGCGGAATGCGCAGATGGATACGGAGTCAAGGCAAACAGCGCTGAAGCCGCCGCAAATGCCAGGCTCTTCGCTGCGGCACCTGATTTGCTGGCCGAGTTGGTCATGGCTGGCCAGGTCATCAGCGTTTTTCTGAACGAATTATCTACAGAGCAAAAGCGCAACTGTGCTGCAAAAATCGACGCATTAAGCATACACGGCGAAGGAATGGCCAGGGCAAACGAGCGCGATGCAGTCCTGAAAAAGGCAACGGGAGCACCAACATGACCCGCGCCCGCCCTATTCGCGCTTATAAGCACTGGCGCAGCGCAGGCTTCAGCGTCCGAAACGCCCTTTACCTGACCATGAAATGGGGATGCCCAAAATGGTATTGATCAAAAACATCCTCTTTTACCGCCGCTTTGGATATAGCTGGCGAACAGCCTGGCACAAGGCACGAAACACCATTTAGAAGCACCAACACTAATCAAAATAACGGAGTTGTGATGAACGAAGTAATCGAGAAACCGGTCGGAAATCAGAATTTGAATCTGCTTTCCACCAATAGCGCAGCCCTGATCTTGGATCAAGGCAGCATGGCCAGCATGATGAGCCTGGCCGAAATAATGGCAAGCGGCCGCTCGACAATTCCAAATCACCTGCAAGGCAATAAAGGTGATTGCATGGCCATCGTAATGCAGGCTATTCAATGGCAAATGAACCCGTTTGCAGTCGCACAAAAGACTCACACGGTCAACGGAACCTTGGGTTATGAAGGCCAGTTGATCAACGCCGTGATTCAGTCGAGTGGTGTTACAAAAGAACGCTTTGCGTACGAGTACTTCGGTGAATGGGAAAAAATCATCGGCAAGACCAAAGTAATCAAAATGCCAGCCAAAGAAGGCAAGAAAGAATACGAGTTTCGCGTGCCAGATTATTCGATGGTTGATGAAGCAGGCCTGGGTGTCCGCATATCCGCGACGCTCAAGGGTGAAGCTGAACCACGCGTACTTGAACTGCTGCTTGTTCAGGCAAGTGTGCGCAACTCTCCATTGTGGGCGACGGACCCAAAACAGCAACTGTCGTACCTGGCCGTAAAACGCTGGGCACGCCTCTACTGCCCTGACGTGATTTTGGGCGTGTATAGCGGCGACGAACTCGAAGAGTTCAAGGCTCCCCGAGAGTTAGACATCACTCCCGCGCCAGTTGTCGAACCTCGAACCTTAGAAGAATGCAGCAAAGAGAAATTCGACGAAAACAAAGCGGCATGGCGAGATCTGATCATTAGTGGCAAGAAAACTCCAGGCGGCTTGATAGCGATGCTCAGCACAAAAACGGTTCTCACAGAATCTCAAAAGTTGACCATTGACAGTTGGGCACACGAGAACGATTGAACCTTGCAGCAATTTTTTAAATAAATAGGTGAAAAAATGCATATCCACGACTTAGTTCAAGGCACTGACGCCTGGCACCAATTCCGCTTGCAGTATTTTGGCGCAAGCGAAGCAGCAGCAATGCTTGGACTTTCTAACAAGGTCAAACGTAACGAACTGCTTCATATGAAGCACACAGGCCTGCCCCGAGAGTTTAGCGACTGGCTGCAAGAGAACGTGCTTGATTATGGGCACGAAGTTGAGGCACTTGCCCGCCCAATAGTCGAGCGCATCATTGGCGACGACTTGTATCCGGTCACTTGCTCAGATGGTAAAAAATCTGCATCTTGTGACGGACTTACTATGTCCGAGACAATCGCTTTTGAGCATAAACAGTGGAATGCTACCCTGGCTGCCAGTGTTGCGAATGGCATAGTGCCGGAAGAACACATGCCACAGTGCCAGCAAATTCTGATGGTGACAAAGGCAGAAAAAGTTGCTTTTGTAGTGTCTGATGGCACGGAAGAAAACATGGTCTGGAAATACGTATATCCGGATCTGGAATGGTTTGAGCGCATCGATGCTGGTTGGCTCCAGTTCGAGAAAGACCTGGCCACTTACAAGCCCGTGATCAGCGAGACCAAACCAATCGGCTATTCACCAGAAACTCTCCCAGCGCTTCGTTTGGAAGTAACGGGTATGGTCAAGGCCAGCAACCTGGCCGAGTTTAAAACGCATGCTCTGGCCGTATTCGCAAGCATCAACCGCGATCTGACAACGGACCAGCATTTTGCAGACGCTGAAAAAACGGTCAAATGGTGCGCTGATGTTGAATCACGCCTTGCCGCTGCTAAAGAGCATGCCTTGAGCCAAACGCAAAGCATCGATCAACTGTTTAAGACAATTGACGACATCAGCACCGAAGCCCGCAATGTACGCCTCAGCCTTGATAAGCTGGTTGCCAAGCGCAAAACAGAAATCAAGGAAAGCATCGTGCTTAAGGCAAGGTCTGCCTATGACGTTCACCTTGCCAGCCTCCAAGCTGAAACAAGTGGCTGCTGGATTCAGCTGCCTCAACCAGATTTTGCTGGTGCGATCAAAGGCTTGCGCAGCCTGGATAGCATGCGCGACGCACTAGATACTTTGCTGGCCAATGCAAAAATTACCGCTGACGCATCAGCCAAGGGCATCCGCGCAAACCTGGCTTACATCAAGGATAACTCTGTCGGTTACGAATTTCTGTTTGCTGACAAGCCCGCCCTGGCTGCCAAAAAGCTGGAAGACCTGCAATTGCTGGTAAGTGCCAGGATTGCAGCGCACAAACAGGCGGAAGCGGACAAGCTGGAATCACAGCGCGCCAAGATCGCAGCCGAGGAGCAGGCAAAGGCTGAAGCTAAAGTCAGGGCTGAGCAAGCTGCCCTGGCGCTGGCTGCCACGCCTATGCCCGCACCCCCGCAGCAGCAGGAAGTCCTTGTATTGGGCGCTGGCACGACTTCTATCAGCATAGAACCCTTACTTGCCGAAGTAAGGCAAGCATCATCTGCCCTGCCCTCACCAGTGCCAACACTCACGCTAGGCAAGATTGGCACCCGCCTCGGGTTCGCACTGACTGCTGACTTCCTGCGCAAGATAGGATTTGAGCCAGCAGCCAAAGAACGTTCTGCTGTGCTGTATCACGAGAGTGATTGGCAGTCGATATGTGCTGCCTTGATAAGGCATATCAACCAGGCCCGCATCCCGCAGCAAAAGGCTGCATAACAACCAGCGAACTTAACAACTATTGGAGTCACAAAATGAACACAGAAACACAGGAATTGCCAGCCATCCCGCTATCGGCAGTCACGTCCTCTCAACTCGCTGCCATTGGTCACTGCCCGGCAACAAACCGCCTGGCCATCCAATTCAAAGGCTGGGGCGATAAACCTGGCAGCGTTTATCACTACAGCGATTTTGACGCCGCAGCATTTGAAGCCTTCCGCACAGCCGAATCTCTGGGCTCGCACTTCAAGAAAATGATCAAGACCTGCCCTGATCGCTTCCCGTACACAAAAATTTCATAAGCCTCAGCCGGCAGGCTGAATCAATACCCTATTCCCAAATACTAACTTTACGGATACATCATGAGCAAAAAACAACCAAAATCTGGCAAACCGGCCTTTAATGTCGATGAAAACGGCTATGGCAGCCTGCCAGCCTTCGAGCATTTCATGCTTCCTGAAGAAGATCTGGCACCAGGTGCCGTCATCGATGGCAACGAAATTTACATCCTGCGCCTGGTCGACGACAAAGCCAACGAAGCCCTTGCAGTTACCTGGGTAGAAGGTGATCCGAATGTTTCAAGCTGGATCCCATCAGCACCGGAAGGCGATGATTGGGCACTTTCGGCCATATGTGAAAGCGACGATGGTCCATTTGCGGTATTTGCACGCCCTACTGGCGATGTGCAGCCGAACGCCCGAGCTTATGCGCAGGAATTCCTACTTGGAGCACTGATCAAGGCAGCGACAAAGCACCTCAAAACACTTTCAAAGTCTTGGTTCGAGATGACAGAAGGCGAACAGAAACGCGTCCTAGAATATGTTCACCGGGATTGCCGCGAGGCAGTGCGTGATGCAATCGACATCATCGCATCCAATGGCCGCATGACTTTTACCGCAGCAGTTGACCAAGTAGTTTTCAAAGACGGTGTCAAAGCTGTTCTCTCTCTCGCCAAAGGACCATTTGCGCACAGCCTGGCGGACGCAGAAGGTTCATTTGTCACTATCGTTATCGAAGAACGTTCAGTCTTGCTGCAAGAAGGTGACGCTCTCACTGTCGAAAAAGATCAAAAGCCGCTCTTCGAACAGGAAGCCTCCGATGATGATGGAAGTGACCCCTACTTTGACATGGCAGTTGCAGCCGTCCGCAAGCATGACAAACCGAGCATTTCGTTCCTGCAGCGCCAGCTTGAAGTCGGCTACAACCGCGCTGCCAGGCTCCTGGAAGCAATGGAGCTGGATGGCATTGTCACGCCAATGGACGCAGGCGGCAAGCGCCTTGTTGTTGAACCTGAGGCGGCATGACGATCATCAGCAAAGACCGCATCAAACGCGAATACCGGAACATCGCCCAGCATGAACCGCCTGACAAGGCGGTTCAGTGGACAGCCGAGAAACTGGGAATCCCAGTCGTCTGGGTGACCGAAACAATCAACGATCAGGAGCAAGCATCATGAGAGCAATAACATTTGGAAGTGGCACAGCCGGCCCAGTTGCCCAAGAAAAAACCACTTTCGCCAAAGCATCACAGGCTGCGTCAAAGATCGAACGCAACAATCTGTTGAATGAAGTAATGAAACGCACCGAGGTCAAGAATGATCGCGCTTTGGCTAAAGCGCTGGAAGTGGCGCCGCCAGTCATCAGCAAGATCCGTCATGGACGTTTGCCAGTGGGTGCAACGCTGGCAGTAAGCATGCATGAAGCAGCTGATATTTCGATCGCTGAAATTACCAGCATTTTGGCTGGCAACGCGTCTGCATGAATTGGGAAGAAACAAATGACATGGCTATACATTCCATCGAACTCTTTGCAGGTGTCGGCATGCTCGGCGAAAGTGTCGCAGCAGGACTTAAGTACCTGGGCTATGAACATCGCACCGTTTGCTACATTGAGCGGGAAGCTCACGCTGCCAGCGTCCTGGTTGCGCGCATGGAAGAAGGATCGCTGGACAAGGCACCTATCTGGTCTGATGTTACCAGCTTCGATGCGAAACGCTTCAGTGGAAGAGTGGCTGGCATCATTGCCGGATTCCCATGTCAAGACATCTCCATTGCTGGCGCAAGATCGGGGCTCGATGGAGAACGCAGCGGACTCTTCTTTGCCATCCCTCCAATTGCCGATGATTGCGGTGCGAATTGGATGTTTTTGGAGAACGTCAGTGCCATCGCTTCTGCCACCGCCACCGTTGTGGACGAAGAAGAAGGAGAACTTGAAGAACGGGCGGCCGCCAGAGTCCTGGGAGAACTGGCCGACCTCGGGTGGAATGCGGAATGGCTCACTGTTTCCGCGTCAGATGTGGGCGCCAGCCATGGGCGCGCAAGATGGTTCTGCCTCGCGTGGCGCATGGATGACACCTTGCGTGCCAACTGGCGGACGGATAGTTTCACCCGAGTTGGTGGCCAGCAAAGGAATGACCAAAGAAGGCGAGAAAAGAACAGTGGGATTGGAGTCTCAATCGCGACATTGGGCCACTCCGCAGGCAAGGGATTCAAAGAATCCGGATTTGGCAGCAAGCGGCAACTATCAACGAAAACTTGCAATTGGATACACCATAGACCTCAACTCACAGGCGGCAAACTGGGCAACTCCAGATTGCAATACGTCCACATACAGCAATGGGAAATTTGGCCCAAACATACGCCAGCAAGCTGCGAACTGGACAACACCATGCGCCTCAGATGGCACAAGAGCTGGAACAATCACATCGGACATGAATGGCAGCTCGTTGACGCAGCAAGTGAACTCACTCACGAACTGGCCGACTCCCAAAGCAAGCGATACGGAAAGAGGAGTTTGCCCTTCCGAATCAAGAAGGAACAGCCCGAGTCTGCTGCAAGTTGTCTCGACATGGCCTACTCCAGCGGCCCGGGATGGCAAGGGTACCAACTCAGAGGTACATACGACGATTACAGGCACAGGACGAAAGCATATGGACCAATTAGCGAACTTCGTAGCTTTTTCGCCCCTGGTCCAACCGATCATGAGTGGCAACGAATCATTAGCGAAAACCCAGAACTCGCCCCGGCACTTGAACCCGCTTTTCGCAGCATGGTTAATGGGCTGGCCTTCAACATGGGTGATAGCAGAGCCGCACGCCTTAAGTGCGTCGGCAACGGAGTTGTGGCGCTCCAGGCTGCAGCAGCATTTGTTGTCCTTGCTCGGCGCGCCAATTTATTTTGATGGTGCAGCATGATGAAACACGACAAGACTCCATGGAACCCATCAAAGACGGCTACAGCCAGGGTTAGGAATCCACTGCCAGCGCCAACCAAGTGCCCGTTCTGTGATCAATGCACAGTAAAAATCGTTCATCACGACTATGTATATGGTCGGGTGTACGGTGAATGGCCATGGGTCTACATGTGCAAGGCATGCTGGGCGTACGTTGGCATTCACCCATTCACGAATATCCCGCTAGGCACACTCGCCGATGGCGCACTCAGAAAGGCAAGGAAGAACTGCAAAGATCCGTTTGAGCAGATTTACTTGTCTAAAAAGATGACACGCGACGAAGCGTACATGGGCCTAGCTGAGCATTTCGGCATCCCCAAAGAGGAATGCCATTTCGGCTGGTTCAACATTGAACAGTGCGAAATGGCGCGCGCCTGGTCTGTTGAAGTATTGAAAGGAGTTGCAGCGTGACTTTATTGAGCTCGATCATGGAGCAAGTTGATTGCATCTTTGGTGGCAATTTCAACGGCGCGCCAAATCTCGCCAATTTCAGAGGAGGAATCAACGGGTTTTTAGACTGTGATTTTGAAGCACTACTTTACTGCTGGGGCCGACTGTGGTCGGCTATACCCATCGATCTCACGCGCTTTAGATTAATGCAGATATCAAAATTCGAATTGAGAAACGTATTCAGTCGCCTTTTTACGAGCTGCAGAAATAGCCTCTGCTTCGGTATCAAAGGACTCCGTTTGATAGGGACTGTCAGTGCCTTCAGATTCCCCTTCAATGGAATGATTGACATAGCCAACAAATTTATTCAAAGGCGTTTTCATTACCGAAATGCTGAAAACGTGTTTTCGAACTATGAATTCAGAAGTGTTCATTTTTTGTACTTCTTCCATAAGTCGCCTTGGAAAAGCATTTCATTCAAAGCAATTTGGTTCATCGCTATTAGCTTTGCAGTTTCAACTACAAACTCTGGTGTCATCCGCTCTAAATTATTAGGAAACCTATTTTTTAATAACACAATCGCCGCGTCCAGCTGAGCTCCAGAGTAATCAGTAGCTAACTGAATTACTTTGTCCTGGTCGTTTGGTAGAGCCTTGACAGTAAGAATCAACTTAATCACCTTCTATTATTTAAATGAAAATACATTATAACACTTTAATAGATAATAAAAATACATTTGAAAAATCTACGGCGCTCAATAAATGGTGCGGTAAGACCTACACCCGACAGTTCACGCCGGCACAAGTCGACATACGGCGCACAGATCCACACATGATCGCACTGTATGGGAACGGAACAAGTAACCGTAATCCAAACAACGAAATATCAGGAGGTTGAATATGAATTCAATTACACCACGCTATATCACCCTGCAGGAATGGGCGGTAATCATGTTCTCAAAGGTGCCGCACAATAACACCCTCCTTCGATGGGCAAACGAAGGAAGAATACAGCCGCAACCAAAGAAAATTGGACGTGTTTGGCGAGTAAAGCCAAATGCAGAGTACAAGGAAGACTAAGAGTTATGGGACGAAAAAGATCAGCAAAAAACCGCAGCTTCCCGCCAAATCTCTATCAAAATTCGGCGGGTTATTTCTTCTTCATCAATCCTACCAACAAGAAATCCAAAGGATTAGGCACAGACAAGGCGAAAGCCTTTACTGAAGCCAGGGCGGCCAATGCCGTGCTGGCAACCATGAAAAAGACGGTGCTCGCAGACTGGGTATCTGGAAAGCAGGATTATTCTCTAGCCGACTGGATCCCGCTATACAAAGACCTCTGGATAGGTAAAACCGACCCAGCCGAGAAAACGACGCTGCGCAATGCCACCGGCTACCTGAACCGCATTGCCTCAGCTGATTTTGCCTGGATGAAGCTGACGCAGATCAACACTGCCCACATCGCAAAATTCATAGGCGAAATCGAAAAAGAAAGTGGATCTGCCACCGCAAAAAATCTGCGAGCCAGACTGAGCGATGTTTTCAGGTATGCGGAGAACCAGGGCCTCATCGATTCAGGCAAAAATCCAGTAACCGCCACCTATACGCCAACAAGAAAAGTGTTGCGCGAACGTTTGAGCATTGAACAATTTTTCGCCATTCGAAAGCACGCAGCGACGTGGGTACAACGTGCAATGGACTTGGCGCTACTCACCGGGCAACGCCGGGAAGACATCTGCAACATGAAGTTCGCCGACTCAAAGGATGGCTATTTGTTTATTGTCCAGGGGAAGTCCGGCGGTGAAATGCGCTTGCAGCAAGACTTACAGATTCGCCTCGATGCATTGAACATGACAATAGGTGATGCAGTTCAAAACTGCCGGGACATGATTATCAGCCGGCACATGATTCATCAGACTTCACACTGGGGAGCATCCAAGCCAGGCAAACAGATTTCACCCAACGGACTATCTAATGCTTTCCAGGCGGCCCGAGAAGCAGCCGGGATTGTCGCAACGGAAGGAAGGACGCCGCCCTCTTTCCATGAAATAAGATCGCTGTCGGAGAGGCTATACCGGGAACAGTACGGAAAAGAGTTTGCACAGGCAATGTTAGGTCATAAAAACGAGAAGATGACCAACGAATATGACGACATGCGCGGTAAGGGCTATCAAGTTATTTCAGCAAAATCACAGAAATAA